GTAGGCAAGGTAACGAAGGTCAACCTGGATGAGGCCAAGGCTACCGTCAAGCCAGCCGATGGCGCAAGGGCGCGTCACGTTTCCTTCGACGATATTGAGGCTGTGGGCAACTCCGCTCGCATGAAGAAGGAACTGGAGACGGCGGCTGCCTCTGTGCGCAAGGGCGGAGAAGAGAAGACATCCGCGCCTGCGGCCAAGACTCGCAAGGTCAACAAGAAGACCGGAGAGGCAGTTATCGTAGAGGAAGAGGCAGAGACAGCCGTCGCAACCCGCAGTCCGCGCTCCGGAAAGAAGACCAGGACCAAGAAGGACAAGCTGGGTAAGAGTTCCAGGGTGGCCCGGCGCGAGGAGGGAGTATCTGAGCCAGAGGCTGTGGCCGATATGGCAGAGGTCAAGGCCAAGGCCAGGGCCGCTCTGGCCAGGGACGTAGGGAAGGAGATCGAGCCAGAGGTGGCTGCGGCCATGGAGGCTACGGACATTGGCGACTACCTCCAGATCCCCGGCCCTAAGAAGTCCAAGTGGACGGTAGAGCTGCTTGAGTTCGTCGAGGGGGGCAAAGCCAGGGTCCGCGTGGTTAAGGGCAGGGGTGCTCAGAAGGGCGACGTCCTTGAGGTCCCCGCCATGGATCTGGTCAAGTACCGCCCGGAGGTTAGGGAGGCCGCCAAGAAGGCTCTGGCTGAGGCCGAGAGGCAGAAGGCGGCTGTAGAGGGCGCGGTAGCTGATATCCAGACCGAACTGGCCAGGAGGCGTGCTGAGCTGCTGAGGGGCGGAGAGATGCCTTACATGGAGGCAGGTCACACACCCGAGCCCGGTAACAATGTAGTGTTCTTCAGCGTCCCTGAGGATCTGGCTATAGAGTTCGAGAACATCGTGCTGCGCCAGAAGGCTGGTATGCCTGTCAATCCTATCACCGTGCTCAAGGACCAGAACATTGGCATGCACGTCCTGCCGCAGCCTGAGGATGGAACTTCAGTTCTGTATGCTATGGAGGCTCCGGGCAATCTGATGCCGCAGAAGACTGGCAGGGCCCGTCACTTCATCAACGCGCTGAACGATAAGGAGAAGGCGAGGCCGCTGCCCAACACCTACGACACGCCTATTCCACTGCCCGACCCGGAGGTAGCCAATAAGGCGCAGTTCTATCGCGTGCCTACACAGCTGCGCAAGGGTTTGGCTGACGTTCATCAGCTGAACGCCATGACCAACCAGGAGAAGATAGACTATCTGAAGGCGGCTCTTGCCATGGACTTCCACCTGCCTGAGGAGGTGGGAGACGCCGCTGCCGAGGTTACGGTAGCCGCTGCCAAGGCCAAGAGGTCCGCTTCTACCGGCGATCAGGCAGCCGCTGTCGAGTCTGTGCGCGAAGCCGAGGCGGCCAAGGCTGATCTGGCTGTAACCCTGGCTGAGGAGGCTGACTCTGAGCTGGCGGAGATTCGCAAGAGGGCTATGGCAGCCCTGGCGGCAGAGGAAGGAGCGGACGACGCCCCTATCCAGCCTGTCACACAGGGTCATTGGGGTAAGGTCCTGCGTAATCTGGCGGCTGTGGAGCCGAACGAGCTACCCGACACCCGAATTGTCCTGACCCATCCTGAGGGCCGTGGCATCATGGTCATCACAAGGCGTGAGGTGGATGCGCCTATCCATGTAAGCGAGCCGGGAGAGATCCTGGGTGCCACAGTCAAGCGCGATCCCGCTACCCGCGCCCCGATCACGACCAAGGATGAGGTCTTCGACGTGACGGTGGTCAACCAGAACGACGAGCAGATCCACTTCACCTTCGAGGGCGATCCGCTAGTTGAGGGCAGGGCGCGTGCGGTCAACGCCATGGATAGGGTGGTGGAGCGCATTCAGGAGAGCCCGTTCGCCCAGTCCGAAGTGCGTTACCTGGGCAACGCCCACTACGTACAGCAGGGCGACCAGAAGATGATGGCCAAGATCACCCGTAAGGCCAAGGGGCAGGAGGGTGTCCAGATCGGCTTCTACGAGAAGATGGATGACGGTACCTGGAGGACCCTATCCAAGAAGCAGCTCCCATACGAGCGCGACTCCGCGAACTATGAGCTGGCTCAGGATTACCTGCACAAGAAGGGTTACAGGCTGCTGGGTGATCCGGGTATCCACTACTTTAGTCGTCTCAGGCGTGTGCGCGCGAGCGTGCCCGATCCTTCTACTGCCTCCGCTCTGGAGCTGGAGGGTGTCCACAAAGCCCTCAAGGAAAGCGTCATGGACCTGATGCTGGACCAGAAGGGTGTGCTGTCCAAGGACCTGCGTGAGTACCTATCGGCCTTCGGTCGTCGCTGGGTTGATCTAGGTGCCGAGGGCGTACCTTTCAATCCGAAGATCCGTGACGCGCTGGGCGCTGTGACACTGGAGGACCTGCGTCCTCGCACCTTCTCCAGCTGGGGACGCTCCCTGGGTGGGGGCAGCGTGAGGGGCGTAAGGGGTGGATTCCAGCGTCCTTCTGGAGCCAACGTGGAGGTTGGAGAGAACTTCTTCGAGCATGCCCTCTACAGTGGTATGGGATATGATGGTGTCGAGGGTGCCAGCGGTATCGAAGCGGCTGGCAGCAGCCCTAACCTCTCCGGCCCGTGGCCCGAGGAGGTGTGGATTCGCAACGACCGCAACGTCATGGACCCCGACAAGATCAGGGAATGGCGCGACCTGTTGTATAGGCAGATCGAAGAGGAGCGGTTCGCGGACGTGGACGGCATGATGGAGCCGGAGCCTACGGCCCACACTTCCAACCAAGGCTATGTGGTACTGGAGGACGGTACGACTGCCAGGGTGAAGAGCAGGATGGAGGGAACTCCGGACCTGCTGGTTGAGACCTTTGGTGGCGAGAGCTTCACTGTCCCTAAGGCTGGCACTAAGATAGAGACCGGCACCAAGCGCGATCTCTTCTGGGCCAAGGTGAAGCGAGTGGCCGAGGGTGATGAGGCAGGTATCCCTGGGCCATTGCCTGTCGGTGCTGGCACACTAGAGCGTGAGCTGGGTCTGCTGGGCGTACAGGACAAGAGGCTCGTCGGAGCCGCCCTGCGCGAGGAGCTGGCCAAGGAGATTGATAAGATCCAGCCTGCGGGCGGCAAGGGTCCGTTCAAGGGCAAGGTCGGGATCAAGGGTGCCCGTCGCTTCACTGGCAGTCAGGAAGCCTATGATCGTGTAGCTCAGATCTACCGCCGCGCCCTGGAGATTGGAGAGGACGTAACACAGGATCTGCCCGAGAACCTCAGGCGCCCATTCAAGTGGGCTGTATACAAGCACATGCAGGGTGAGTACGGAGATCATCCTATCTATGACCTAGCTGCTCGTGCCCTGCTGGACGAGCTGGATCCAGTGGAGCGCGCAAGGCTCAATGACTGGGCCGGTGAGTTCGGACTCCACGGACAGCCAGCCTACGACCAGGTGAACGAGCTGATCAAGCGCGGCCAGGTGGACTATCAGGCTGCCAAGCTGGCCTTCGAGGTCAAGAACGACCTGGGTGTGCTGGGCTGGTGGGGTGATACAGAAATTCCTGGGCGTGTGGCCTTGAAGAAGTACAGGCGAGTCCAGGACCTGAGGACCTATTGGGGTGGACTGGACTTCCACATTCCTCATAAGGCAGCCGCTCGACAGCCTACGGCCGAGGGTATGATCCGTGACGCCTATAAGGCGGCTGAGATGGAGGCCCGCAGAAGGGACCGTGTCAACAACTTGCTGCTGGAGCTGCAGAGCTTCGGCATCAAGGACAAGGACATGGTGACCCTACGTAACATGATCGAGACCCATCCTAACTGGGAGACTGCGGCCAAGGCCAATGTGAATGCGCGTTTCCAGCGTCCCTACCAGTTGCTCAAGGACTGGTTCGAGGAGACCAGGTATGAGACGATCTGGCTCAAGATGCAGCGCGGCTACCAGGCCCGCCCGCTGAGGCGCGACCAGTTTGGCAAGCTGCACTGGGAGGACGAGTACCTGATGCACAAGGCCGATCTCAAGAAGCACTTCCCAGAGGGCGAGATCCCCGAGGACTTCCTGATCATTGATGACGTCAGGGGTCAGCAGGGTATTATGACCCACGAGGAGATCGACAGGTTCGTCCACTATCTGCAGGATCCGGACATCCCGGACTCTGCCACACTCAAGGCCAAGGCGCCTGAGGACCCGGCCCTCCACAAGTTCGTGGACCAGTTCGACTTCTGGAAGAACTGGAAGATCGATAACTACTGGCCTTACATTCACGAGGGCAACACCATCATCTATGAGGTGCTGCCCGATGGTACGGAGGTGACAAGGGGCTTTACCTACGGGCTGATGGATGCTGTCGACCTCATTCGTGAGGGCATCAAGATGGAGAAGCTGAGCGCCAACGGTCGGTATGGTATCCGTGAGATCGCCCCGATGCTGGATGACATCATGCAGCAGACCATTCCGGTCAAGAAGTACATACAGATCACCGAGGCCATTGCCAAGGCTGTCAACATGGACCCGGATGAGGTCAGTGCGTTGATCACCGGCAAGTACGGAGCCCTGGCTCCTGGAGCCGCAGGTAAGCGTGCTCCGTTCTTCGCTAATGCGGAGAGGAGGCTTGCTGGTCTCAAGCCTCTCAAGGAAGACCCTCTGGCTGAGATCCAGATCTATGCAGCCAGGATCGCCCGTGCCCATTACAAGCATGACATCCTGAAGTCCATCGCCAAGTGGACTGAGCTGGACGAGGCTGTCAGTCGTGCGGCCAATACCGAGCCACTCAGGATGAGGTTCCACCAGGCCGAGCAGAATGGTCCATGGTCGAAGCTGGCCGCCATGACACGCGACCAGCTGCGTGGCGCTCTGGGCCTCTACACACAGGCCGACCACATGGCCGACTTCGTTCTGGGCCTCAGGAACTTCGCCGCGAAGGCGCCTAAGAACGTGTACAAGATGGTGGCCAGCGGCGACAAGATGCTGACCCTGGATGAGATCTTCACATGGGCCAACTACTACCAGCCTTACAGCGCCAGGAAGTACGCGGGTGATATCATCGCCATCCAGAGCATGATGAAGCTGGGTGCGAACCCTATGTCTGCCTTCGTCAACCTAACGCAGACCCTGACCAACGTAGCTCCATACGTTGGCACGACACGCACGCTGAAGGCCATCAATGATGCGGGCAGGTTCATCAATGCCGGTCTTCCTGGAGGCCTTGATGTCAATAGCGCGCGGTACGCTGAGATAAAGGGCCTGGTAGACTGGGCTGGTATCGAGTACATGCCAGCCAAGCAGCAGGCGGGTATTGGCTGGGCCGATCAGATCGGCAAGCGCGCCCCGAGGCTGGGACGCTCCGCGCTGGGTGTCGGCTTCGACTTCGCCAACTACTGGAGCATGCGCATGTTCAACGGTGCTGAGCGCACCAACCGTATCAGCACCATGATCGCTGGCTACGGGCATGCGGTTGAGAAGGGCATGAGCCACGAGGCCGCCCGAGAGTTCGCCAAGGATCTTGTGACCAAGACCCAGTTCCTGTACACCACACAGGCCATGCCGATGTTCATGAAGGGACCTATCGGCCGCGTCCTGTTCCAGTTCAAGCCGTTCCTGGTGAACCAGGTGTCGCTGGAGAAGGACATGGTCATGAAGGTCGTCCGCTCCGGGTTCAAGGATTCCCAGGCCTGGAAGGAGCTGGGCGTACACATGGGCGCATACACCGCATTCGGCGGGCTGCGCGGCCTTGTGAACCACCCGCTGTTCATGGTCTGGAATGGACTGGCGGCCCTGTTCGGCTGGAAGTACGCCGAAGACGCCATGCTGGGCGCCAACCGGCACGCCAAGGACGCTAAGACACGCGGCCTGTTCAAGGGCAGCGAGTACTTCAGCGCCAGGGATGCCCTGGTGCACGGCATTCCGGGGCTGCTGAGCATCTCTATCGGAGACAGGATCGGAGTCAGTGGGCAGGAGCTGACCCCGGATGACTTCATTCTGGGACCCCACACTACCCTGCTCAAGGACACTTACAGTGCTTTGTGGGGATACCTGAAGGCCTCGCAGGAGGAGGGACGAGCGGGCATGGCTGGCTTTGGTGCGGGAGCTGGTCTGGGTATGGTGGTCTCCAAGGGCCGCCCATACGCACCGCTGTTCGCTGGTTTGATGGGTGCTCTATACTCCAGCAAGCTGAGCAACAGCCCACTTGAGGACTACTTTAGCACGCGCGAGGGCCGTAAGGCCTGGCGCAGCATGGCGCCCACAGCCATGAAGAATGGCGAGCGTACGTGGGAGATCATGCAGGGGATGCAGCCACGCGACATCAACTTCCGTCCGCTGCAGCAGCCGTGGGCCTGGAACTCCACACAGGGGGCTATCACCAGCCTGCTGGGAGCCCAGACCGTCGACGACACCGAGGCCAGGGCCGTATCCAGGGTGCTGGTATCGAGCGGCGAGAACGTACGGGCGCAGCGAGGTATGTACGCTGAGCAGATGGCCCATGCCATTGTCAGGGGTGACGTGGTCAAGTATCATCAGATAGCCTCTCGCGCCGCCCGCGAGGGTATAGTATATGACTATAGTGACCTTCAGAGCCGCATCGAGCGCATGCGCGTACCGGCCATGGAGAGCGTGAGAAAGGCGCAGCCTGTCCAGGCACGCCTGCCGTTTATGAAGGGGAAGATCAAGTAATGCTGCGTGAGATCCTGAGTGTTCTACCGTACCTGGCTACGCTGATAGCGGGAGCGGCCGTAGTGTTCGGGCTGGTCTGGTCCCTCATCCAGATCAACCGGACTATAGCGTGCCAGTACAAGAACCGTGTCGAGTTCCGGAAGACTGTGTTGGAGGGCATGCGAAGGCTGGAGCAGTGCTGGGTAGCTCTGCACAACCACATCCCTACCGCGCTCCACCAGCTGGAGCTACGGCAGGAGCGTATGGAGAGTAAGATAGATAGCAACTACCAGCGTATCGAGCGGGTGGAGCAGGACATCGACTCTACCCTGGATCGTGTCATCACAATACTGGAGAAGGATCATGCAGGAGCTGATCGACAGGACGGCCCAGCGTAAGACACCCCAGCTCTGGGAGAAGATCAGGGACAGCATCGTCGGGGTGCTGATCATCGGTGTGGTTGGCTTCCTCAAGTGGAAGGCCGACCTGGGTGATATCTACTTCGGCATCGGCATGCTGTTCGGTGGTACGATGGTCTCCAAGTCGCTGGGGATGGACTTCCTGGCTGCCATCAAGGACAAGATCTCGAAGTAGGAGGGGTTATGCCGAAGTTCGGGGACGAGTCACAGAAGAAGCTGGACACGCTGGATACACGCCTTCAGTGGGTGATGAAGGCCTCCATCATCGGGGGTCCTGACTTCTCTATCGTGGAGGGCAAGCGCTCCGTCGAGACCCAGCGGGAGTACTACAGGCAGGGCCTGACACGCACCATGAACTCCAAGCACGTCTACCCTCAGCAGACCAAGAGTCTGGCTGTGGATGTCGTGCCCTTCGTGGATGGGAAGCAGTTGTGGGTCCAGAAGCCGCAGGGCCTGACCGGGCTCATGTGGTCTGTCGTCCGTCGCTATACCAAGCGGTGGGCGCAGATGGCCTTCCTGGCTGGCTGGATCATGGCCAAGGCTGATGAGCTGGGCGTGCCACTGCGTTGGGGAGGCGACTGGGATGGCGACTTCGACTTCTCCGACAACGACTTTGATGACATCTGGCACTTCGAACTGCGGAACACCTCGGGCTCTGAGGGGTAGGAGGTACTATGTTGGGACTACTGAAGGCAGTGCCCTGGCAAGTGTGGGTGGTGTCAGCCCTCGCTCTGGGCTTCCTCGCCTGGCTCAAGGAGCACGACAGGACAGTGAAGCTGAGGGCGGAGCTTGAGCTGCACCAGCCTGCCATCGACAGCGTCGGGGCCATCGTAGACAGCCTGGAAACCAAGCTGGAGGAAGACAGTGTACGATGGGACGCACAGCTCACAGACGCCGCGCGTCGGTTTGAGGAGCTTCAACAGAGAGATGAGGCAAGCGAGGCGGAGCACATATATGCTGCGACTACGGTCGACAGCCTTGTGGCGCAGGTCAGAAAGCATAGCCCACCAGAACTCGCGCAGGTCGTGGCCGCACTCGATACTGCCATATTGGCAGAGCGCGAGGCTGCGGCTGAGCGGCTGGCTATCCGAGCTTCACAGGTATCTGTTCTCCAGGGGCAGGTATCGACACTCCAGGAAATGGTAGGCCGGGAGCGCGAGCTTCGCATAGGGCTGCAGCAGGAAAACGCACTCTTGACAGCACAGCTAGAGCGGGCCTACGATGCCCTAAAGCCAGGGTTCTTCGAGAAGGTGTCCAATCATCCACTGACGAAGCTGGGCCTGGTTGGCCTGGGGTATGGATTGGGGAAGCTCTAATGATCACGGACGTGCTGGAACAGGTAACAGAACTAAGGAAGTTTGTCACGCGGCTGCTCCCAGGTGATGAGCCCACAGTCTGGCTCACAGTAGAGGAGTTCGCCGTACTGCAGGAGATAGAGGAGAAGTTGCAGGACTGCGAGTCTCAGCTGCTGGTCCATGTCGCATCAACTAAGGAGACGGAAGATGAGCCCGGAGATCTATAACCTGCAGGGTGAGCCCATCAGCCTGAGTGACTTTCGCAGCGTCTTCAAGCGCCTGGTTAGGGGCGGTGAGCCGCAGAGCGACAGGGAGAAGATCATCTCCGACGCCATTCGCGTGGCCAACAACAACGTGGACAGGATAGGTACACCTACCGAGGCCATCATGACGGCATGGTTCGCCTTCATGTCCTCTCGCAAGTGGATATCCGAGCACACTACTCCGGAAGGGGCGGCCCTCCTCAGTAAGACAGACGCCATGCTCACCATGGTGGTGGTCAACCTGCTGTGGGAGGCGTGGAGTGCGCTGGACGGGGTCGACAAGATCAATGGACAGGGGGAGCTGAATGTCACCGGGGAGGAGAATGAGGACAGCGGGGGAGGCAAAGGAGCTATTCCAACAGTACCTAGCCCTGAACCCGGACCTCCAAACTAGCACAGCCCACATCATGGCTGCCTTTGCGGTGGCCCCCTATGTGACGAACGAGACTCTCTACACCCTGCTCGACCGCAAGGCCGGGCAGACCTTTAGGAGGGAGCGGGCGTTCTTCTGGTGGAACGCCTTTGCTCTATCGGGGTTGGCAAAGGAGTGGAAGTGGTTCGTGAAGCAGAGGAACAGTGGTGTGCCGATGAACAAGCTGCTGTTCAAGCTGCGCCGGAAGCTGAGCCGTAAGCGCTGGCTCTTGCTGAGTAGGCGACTGGGCAAGGAGGAGCTGAATCCAAGCATCTACAGCAAGCGTAAGGGTGACGGTAACATCTGGACCAAGGGCGGGACGTGGGCGCGTAGCAGCAACTTCACACGCCTACTGGTTGAGAAGAAGCACCTGCCCAAGCGCCCTAAGTGGGCACCCTGGCACTACAAGCTGGGGGACGAGGGGGTCGAGCAGATCGAGCGGGAGCTGATGAACGTAGTCGATCCCGACACGATGCTGGCCCCAGAGGCCAGGATATTCGCGTGTGACTACGTGCGCGCGCGCGTTCCACAATTAGTAGACGGGTTCAAAGGCGGAAGGACCACGATGCTCAGCCCCTATCACCTGCCCTGGTTCTTTCAGGCCAAGGTCCCTTACAAAGGGACCATCTACCGGCACAGGCGGAGGCCGAGCAACGAACCTACACCCGGAGGAGATGTGAAGAGATGGGAGTGGTAGAAGAGATACGCGGACTGCTGGCAATATATGGTGCCCACGAACCTCTTCCAGAGATCGGCTGCTTCCGACGCAACGTCTGGACGCAGGGCGACCTGAGCTGGAAGTTAAGGCGCAGCAACATCTTACTGGCTGCGCTCGGCTATCCGTACCTTGTAACCAGCGTAACTGGTTCCAAGCACACGATTTACATCCTGGGCGGGCACTTGCTCCAGTTCAGGGGCGGGCCGTGGAAAAACCACTGGAGCGAGGACATCGATCTTCTAAGTGCTTTGGTACGAACGCAGTACGAGATCCTTGGTACCATCCTCTTGTGGGAAAATGAAGGAGAGATTAGTATTAACGAGTTGCCGCTACCAGAGGGATGGGAGCGAGTGGCGGCAGCGGTGCAGGAGGACGACTGGACCTATGCGGACGATAACCCCCCACGTATACGGAAAGACTCGCAGCGAGCGAGTGCGTGCTTCTATTGCCCGGTCAAGAGTCGCTGCGATGCTACGGACCGTCTCTTCACTGAGTGTGGCGATTGGCCGGAAGGCTACAAAGCTGGCCCGCCTCATAAGTAGACTGCCCGGAGCGCCCGGACGTTTCATCATCCGGCAGTGGCTCATCGTCAGGGACGAAGAGGTACAGGGGCGAGAGCAGGAGCTGCAGCGGGTAACCAGCAAGTGGCTGGAGGTACGTCTCCAGCTCCACAAGGAGCGGGCGCTGTGGAACCACGAGCGGATGGAACTTCACCAGCAGGTTGGGGTACTAGAAGACCGGCTGCGTACCCTCGACCCAGGCAGTCGCCAGCACATACGCGAGCTGAGAGCCCGACGTAAGACTATCAACCAGATTAATGAGGCGTACAAGCATGCTCACGGAAAAGATCTACCTAAGCCCTCACTATAATAGTGTAGAGGAACTGGAGAAGGATCTGGAGTGGTACTGGTCGGGCAGCCGCTTCGACAGCTACATGCACTGCTACAGGCGGGGCATGGTACAGTACGACAAGAAGCTTGAGCCCAAGGTGGACGATACTCTCAACCTGGACGTCGGCACGGCCCTGCATGCTGCGCTGGCCGTCTACTACGCCTACGGCGGGAAGAAGGGTGGGTCGGTGGGTCGTGACATGGCGCTGCAAGCCCTGCTCATGACGCTGGAGGAAAGGGGAGGTTTACCCATCCTTCCTCCCGACGACAAGAACGCGCACATCACACCCGGCCACCTGCAGATCATCCTCAAGAACTACTTCAAGTGGGCGGAGGCACACGATAGCATCGAGCCGGTCACAGTGACAGAGGACCAGCTCAATCTGGAGAACGTGCTGGGCGCCAGGTTCAAGTACACCCCCGAGGGGAAGATCGTGCTAGGAGAGAGTGCGATCATCATGCGGCTCACGGTCCAGCCGCCGTGGGAACCGTTCGGCTCCACTATTCAGTATACCTATGCAGGCGTTCCTGACCTGCCCGTGACCATGCACGGTAGCGTCTACGTCATGGACCACAAGAGTACTGGTTGGAACCTCAGCTCTTACTGGGCCAGCAAGTGGCGAGTGGACAACACGCTACGCGTTTACTGCGTCATGATCAGGGAGCTGCTCAGCCAATTGAACCTCAACATGCGTGGCATCCTAATCAATGCCATACATACAGGCAAGCAGGCAGCCAGGCCTGGGAGCAAGGCCAAGAAGTTCGAGCGGTACGGCCCGTGGAACTTCGATCCGGGCGCGCTCAAGGAGGCGCTGTGGAACCACGCGGCTGCTCTCCTCACACGCGAGTACTATCAGACGGCGCTGGGTGGGTACTTTCCACAGAGCACAGGGCTCTACTGTCCGGGCTGCCCAGCCAAGCACCTCTGTCATCAGGACCCAAAGATGCGTCCGGGTGTAGAAGTAGTCAACTACAGGCCGAAGAAGCACCGACACCTACTGGAGGTAAAGAATGATTCAGGTGAGTAGCGCGCAGGACGCTGGCCCGCATACGGGTGACAGTATAGTAGTCTGCGGTCCTCCCGGCACCGGGAAGAGCTGGTTCGCTGGCTCAATCCCCGAGGTCGAAGGGGCTGCCCCGGCCCTGCTGATAGCCACGCTCCCGCGTGAGATCAAGAGCAGCAAGTACCAGCAGCACAATCTGGACTATGTGCTGGTCCACGACCCGCAGTGGGAGCCCAGCAAGGGCAGTGTGAAGGGAGCCGACGGCTTCCTCAAGTTCACCGACCTCATGTCAGAGCTGACCGAGGACACCAAGTACAAGACCATCATCATCGACAGCGGCACAGAGCTAGCCGAGATGGCCTGGCACTACGCCATGGTACCGCACAACGTGCCGACACCGGCCCTGATCGAGGGCGATAAGAACAGGTTCCTGCCCTACGAGACTCTGGGCCTCTACATGACGGAGGCCGTGCTCAAGGCCGTCAACCTGACCCTGCCTGCGGTTGCCAAGACGCCGAAGAATGTTATCTTCACCTGGCATTCTCGCACGCCACAGGAGGAGCAGCCCATCAAGGGTGGGGGTATGAAGCAGAGTGCCGACCAGAAGAAGCAGGACGTGGAATATGAGGGCAAGATCCTGCCCGCCATTCGAGGGCAGTTTCGCACGCGCCTGATGCAGTATGTCAGCTCCTTCATCTGGTCCGATGCCCAGCTACGGTACGAGGGTGTCAAGGTAGCGGGCGTGGACTACGTGCTACAGGTGCAGAAGGATGCTGAGCGACATACCAAAGTACCTGGGCCGCAGCCCACAGTGAAGTACATACCCAACAACTTCCTTGCCTTCCGGCAGTTCCTCGACCACCAGAAGGAGCTGGAGAAGAAGATGACGTTGGACGAGAAGGGGGCAGGAAAGGTGATAGGAGGGCTCAAGCTGTGAACCTAGTGATCGCCATCATCTTCGGCCTGATTGGGGGACTGATCGGGGGCCTGATCGGGGAACTCATACGCGCGCACGATCATTTTAACATATTCCCGTAGGGCGGAACCTTCGGGAGCGTGGGGTGTAGAAAGGGCTGGACACGGCTCCGAAGAGGGCGGGAGCCCCAGCTAACCACTCGGCCCTCACATTGCAATGTAGGAGGAGTATACCATGTTGAAGGTACCCAAGGCTGTTGCGGATCAGGACTACCAGCTGTTTCCTGAGGGAGTGTATGCTGGCACGTTCGTCTTCAACACCGACAACAACAACGGCGAGGCCGGGACTGAGAACTGGCGCTTCAGTCTGCGGGTTGGGTTCACCAACCTGAAGCCCGTCGACAACGAGACACCGGACCCGGATGGCCGTCCGTTCTCCAGCGACATTGTCGTTGTGTGGGACGGAGTGAGCCTGACCGCGCTGGACGACGAGCCGGAGAAGGTCACGGAGTTGCCGTTCCCGGCGGCCAAGGGCCTGTCTCTGCTGTGCCAGCTGGGCGAGGTCATGGGTGCGGCCCAGCGTGACGAGGATGGCAATGTCATCTTCGAGAGCCTCGGCACGTTCGTGGACGAGGTTCGCGCCCACAAGTACGACGGCCGCCCGATTGCCGTCCAGGTTTCCCACTACACGCCCAAGGGGCAGAAGCAGGCGAGGGACCAGATCGGGGGTCTCGCTTCCATCGACTAGCCTGTAACGGCCAATTGTGCAGAGGGGGTTGACACGGTCGGCCCCCTCTTTTAGTTTGGGGGTCGTGGGGCAGTAAGCAGTATTCTCACACACTTATGGGCCTGTGGCGCAACTGGGAGCGCAACGCCCTTGCAAGGCGAAGGTTGAGGGTTCGAGTCCCTCCTGGTCCACTACGTAGCGGCTGGCATGGGCGAGCCAAGCGGGCTGTAACCCCGTGGCCTCTGGTCTTAGTGGTTCGACTCCACTCTGCTACACCATGGTCAGGTGGTGGAACTGGCAGACACGCAGGTCTCAGAAACCTGTGCCCTTGGGCGTGAGGGTTCGACCCCCTCCCTGACTACTAAGCCTCCGAAGCACAGTGGATGTGCAACGGTCTCCTAAACCGAAGGACGCTGGTTCGACTCCAGCCGGAGGCTCTTTAGCCCTGTGGCGCAGTGGTGAGCGCGTCTGTCTTACAAACAGAGGGTCGTCGGTTCGAATCCGACCGGGGCTATATGGGGCGGTCGTCTAGTGGCCAAGGATCTCGGGCCCTCAACCCGAAGACCGGAGTTCGATCCTCCGTCGCCCTACCATGCGGCTGTAGCTCAGCTGGCAGAGCGTCACGTTGCCAACGTGAAGGTCGCGGGTTCAATCCCCGCTAGCCGCTCTTGATGCGCTCGTAGCGTAACAGGAAACGTACCAGCCTTCCAAGCTGGGGTTGCCGGTTCGGTTCCGGCCGGGCGCTCTGACCCTCGGTGACTGAGTGGATAAGCGCAGGTCTGCAAAGCCTGTAACGTGGGTTCGAATCCCACCCGAGGGTCCATGGGGGTATGGCGCAATTGGTAGCGCAGGTGGCTCTTACCCATCAGGTTGTAGGTTCGATCCCTACTGCCCCCTCTGGCGCTTAGCTCAGTGGTAGAGCACTCGGCTTATATCCGAGCGGGCATGGGTTCGAATCCCATAGCGCCCACCAATACTGGTGCTTGGCATAGTGGCCGTGCAGCCGGTTTTTACCCGGCAGAGAGGGGTTCGATTCCTCTAGCACCAATAGTGGCGTGTAGCTCAGCGGTAGAGCGTCCGTCTGATACGCGGGATGCCAGTGGTTCGAATCCACTCACGCCAATACGGCACCTTAGCTCAGCGGTAGAGCGACTGGCTGTTAACCAGTGGGTCCATGGTTCGAATCCATGAGGTGTCGCCATGCCTTCGTGGTGTAACTGGCAGCACGCCTGTCTTGTAAACAGGTAGGTCGGGGTTCGAATCCTCGCGGGGGCTCTGCAGGGTGGAGCAATGGTTAGCTCGCCTGGCTCATAACCAGGAGGTTGCGGGTTCGAGTCCCGTCCCTGCTACCACGGTCTCATAGGGGAGCTGGCCGTCCCCGCTGGCCTGTCACGCCGGAGATCGCGGGTTCGAATCCCGCTGGGACCGCCTACGCAGGGCACGTTGGGGAACGTACCAGGCTCCAACCCTGGAAGAGTGGGTTCGACTCCTACGCCCTGTGCCATAGAGGCGTGGTGTAAGGGCAACACGCTTGGCTCTGAACCAAGAGATTGTAGGTTCGATCCCTACCGCCTCTTCTGTGGAAAGCGAGCAGCAAGGTGCGCAATCGGCTTGCTAAGCCGAGAGGGCCGTAAGGCTCGCTGGGTTCGATTCCCAGGCTTTCCTCCATTCGGGAGCTGGCGCAATTGGCAGCGCACCTGGTTTGGGGCCAGGGGGTTCGGGGTTCAAGTCCCCGGTTCCCGACTGTGGCCATGGTGTAATGGTAGCCCACCGGGTCGTGACCCCGGAGGCGTGGGATCGAAACCCACTGGTCACCCCAAGGAAGGTAGGGCACGGTGGCGTGCAACTGGTCTAGAAAACCAGCCCGGCCTTACGGCTGAGGGTTCGACTCCTTTACCTTCCTCTATGCCCCTATAGCTCAGAGGACTAGAGCGCGTGGCTACGGACCACGGTGCGAGGGTTCGAATCCTTCTAGGGGCTCTCTGCGAAGGTAGCTCAGCTGGTAGAGCACTGGTCTGAAAAGCCAGGTGTCGGTGGTTCGAATCCACCCCTTCGTACTAGGGGCAGGACGATGGGATTGGGGAGCGCGTCCCTTGGGCCCCACCAGCCGATGCTCAGCTAGTCGGTTCCGTTGACGCCACGGCTGTCCCTATTATCTTCTGGAGGTACACGGCGCCTTTGTAGGCCCACTCCGGATTTGCGGGGACATAATGACGGAAGCCACGACTGATCATGCAGTTGATACTGGCCACGTTCTCCAGCCAGGTGTACGTTACAATGCGCTGGAACCCTTCTTTCTTTGCCCATCTGAGGACTGTGTCCAACAGTCGCTTGCCCAGCCCCAGTCCCTGATATGGGGGCAACACTCCATATCTATGGAGGTAGAGGGCAGTCCCTTCCTGCATGAAGTCCCAAAGCTCAGTTGGGTAGAGAGAGGCAAAACCTACTGGTTCACCGCTCGCGTCCTTTACAAGCCAGTGATGACCGCCGTCGGGCATCTCGCTGTGGGGGAATATTAGCTGGTTCAGGGCCAGGATGGTTTGCCTGTCGTCTGTCTTACGAATCCGCATGGAACCTCCGGGGGCTTGAGGGGTAGCATGGCCAGAGAAACCTAACCGGAGAGGGAGCGATGTGCAACGAGTGCAAGTGGCAGGATGTTTCCGACCTTATTGACGCGATGGCCAAGGACCCGGAAGGACGTTGGGCATGGGCCGAGGAGACATTGGAGGGGATCGACGGCTGGCTGGTGGACAATGAGCACGTCACCCCACGCCAGAGATCCGCAGTCCAGAACATCCACCAGGCAGGACTAAGGGAGAAGCCAGACAAGTGGAAGAAGAAGGGGAAGGCGTAATGCTGGGCTTTATATGTATCCTGCTGATCCGGCTGGGTGTGCTGGTGCCCGAGACGTTGCTCTATGAGCTGAGCATCCCATTTATTACAGCCAGCTGCCTAATCGGCCTTGCATGGCTGGGGTGGGCGCTGTCGTTGCTGGGGGACCTCCATGGCTAGCGGAGCAGCCAACATCCAGCGTACACTCCGGGAGCTGGAGCGTAGAGGGTGGGACGCTCAATCCGTCGAGTGTTACATAGCAGCGGCCCGGCGCACCCGAGACCTGTTCGGGTTCGGGGACGTGCTGGCCTTCGAGCGTGGGAACATCTACATCATACAGGTCACATCCTACTCCGGCCTGTCCGCACGTAAGCGGAAGATACTGGAGTCGGAAGTGGCCAGAGCATGGGTGGGGGAGGCGGGCGGTAGGATACTCCTGCACGGGTGGAGGCGAGGCAAGCCACCTAAGGGCAGGAAGCGAGGTAAGTGGCAGCTTACTGAGAGGGAGATTACGGACGGTGACTTCTACGAAAGTAGGGCCCGAGCTAAACGCAAGAAGTCCGGGAAGGGTGCTGCTCGTAGGTAGGGACCCAGGAGAAACGGAGGTACGGATAGGCCGTCCCTTCGTGGGGGAAGCTGGACAAGTGTTGGACAGCGTGCTGCCTGCGTCCGGGCTGCAGCGCACCGACGTGAACATCACCAACGTGGTGCCCTGGAGGCCTAAGGACAACGAGTTCAAGAACCACGAGCCGTGGCAGATTGAGCGGGGCATGCAGGAGCTGGATGACCTGATCTACGAGCTGCGCCCTCAGATCATAGTGGCGTTCGGCAACGAGGCGGCATGGGCTACCATACCCAACTGGCCGGGGAATGACATATCCCACGCGCACGGCATCATGGAGAGGCGTGGGTACTTCTTCAAGGGCAAGCATGGGACATGGGTACTGGCCACCCTGCATCCCGCCAACGTCAAGTACCAGGTCATGCCCAATCTCATGCTGCTGGATCTGGATATGCGACGGTTGGACCTGTGGCTGCGTGGGAAGCTGCCTAGGGATGAGTGGCCTGAGATCAAGGTTGCGAGGGAGGCTGGGGATCTGGTCAAGCTGATGAAGGATCAGGTACTGGCTACGGACATAGAGCTGAAGTGGGGCGGCAGGGAGGTACTGTGTGTCGGGTTCTGCGGGGACGATCTAGAGCCAGTCGTGGTACCGGATAACCTGCTGCCCCTAGCTTATGAGGTACTGGCCAACGGGAATCCCAAGGTCCTGCATCATGGGCAGTTCGACATCTATATGCTGCAGGAAGAGAAGGGGATACCCATTCACGGCCAGCTGCACGACACTATGTTCCAGCACTGGGCCCTGTTCCCGGAGCTGGCGTCGAAGGAGGAGACGGGCGGGGAGTACTCGGACCTGAGCAAGGCCACACGCATGACACGCAAGGGGCTAGCCTTCCTCATGAGCATGTATGGTAACTGGCCGTGGTGGAAGGACTACCCGGACGAGGACCACCCCAAGTTCAGGGAGCTGATGTTCATTCTCAACGGCAGAGACTGCTATGCCACACGCTGGCTACACTCGCTGCAGATAGCCAAGATCTACGAGGAGGCCGTGGACGAGCAGTACTACGAGGCCATGCGCATGGTGCCTATCGCCATCAAGATGCAGAGGCGGGGCATGCTGGTGAACGATGAACTGAGGCAGAAGAGGATAGAGATACTGACCGAGAGGTTGACAGCCGCAGAAACAGACATAGTATTGGCAGGACTGAGCTATATCTGGGAGCACGAACTAGCCTCCTACAGGAAGATCAGGAGCTGCCCCTGCTGCCGTGGGTCGCTGCCCGGCAGAAAGCCGAGGCGCAAGACCAGGCAGTGCTGGAGCTGTGCTGGGTACGAAAAGGTGCCAAGCAAGGCTCAGCTGGTGTGGCAGCTGACTGCGGATGAGGGCGTGCATGTACTAACAGACCTGCCAATGGAGGAGTATCTAGCACGGCGGGAGGCGTGGCATGAGAAAGTGCGCAAGACCAAGAAGGCCGTGCTTGAGCGCTACATCCTCAAGCCCTGCAACTTCTGTGGCGGTAAGGGGTACATTGGATGGTATGAGTTCAATCCGTTCTCCAACCAGCAGCTAGGCACGCTGCTGTACGATGTGATAGGGGTACCCAAGAGCCTGCTGGGGAAGAAGCGGCAGGTGGATGAGAACACCTTGGGCAGGGTCCTGCATTGGGCCAGGAGCTAACTATGGCTAACTACAACGGCTATAACACTTCGACAGGCTACATACAGTTTGCTAATACTACTACTGCGGGCACTGGTAGTAACACTACTACGTGGGGAAACAGCAGTAGTGGCCTGTGGGTGCCCGAGTATCCACTGAATAGCAAGCCCATGAAGTTCGTGGGTGGTGCGCTGCATGGGCAGATCAAGAAAGTCCCTGTTGTACATGACAGGATAGACGTGCCTGTTATGCAGCCATTTCCATACACGCTGGAAGACTCGGGCAAGGCCGCCGAGTATGTGTATGAGAGCTATGATCTGATACACCACAAGGGCGAGTCATTCTTCGTACTACGTGAGCTATGGGAGGCCGAGCGTCCTGCTGTAGGGTTCTACAAGAACCCAAATAGGGACGAGTACCACATCATCGTCGTCACTACCAAGCCGGGCATTCTGGGGTTCAGTATCACAAGAAAGATGTATCACGCCCTAATGGAGGGACAGTTCCTGGAGCAGTTCCATAACGACCTCAAGGAAGTGAAGATGGGTGACCTGAACGAACTCATCTACATGAAGATGGCCGAGCGCTATGTTCCCAAGCCTGTGTTTCATGACGCAAAGGAGGACGACGAGCCGGTGCCTGAGAAGTGGGAGCTGGACGAGGAAGAGCTGGGTGACCCTGTGATGATCCCGGCGGCTTAACATGCCACACGAGTTGACTATGGCCTGGCATAAAGCGAGGAAGCTGCAGATCCTTGAGATCCTGGAGCCTTACATGGTGGCTAAGCGGGACAGGACCGTGATCGGCCACTATGAAAGGATAGAGCCGGGACCTGATGGTAGGGTGAGGACGGAGCCAAACCCCATAGGCACCAGTACGGGCAGGTTCAGCTCAAGCGAGAGCCCGCTCGATCCGTATTCCACCAACCTGCAGAACCTGAACAAGAAGGTGGCGCAGATCGATCCCGTCTATGCCATACGTGACTGCATCATTCCCGATCCGGGCTATGTGCTGTGGGCGGCAGACTACGCCGGGGCTGAGGCCCTGCTAGCCGCTGCCTACCAGCAGGACTGGGAGATGTACCAGATGCTGTTGGATGGAAAGGATGTGCATACATGGCACGCCTCCATCTTCTTCGACATGCCTGAGGAGCAGGTAGGCAAGGGCACGATCTACAGGCAGATAGCCAAGAACATAGGCTACGGAGGGCAGTACAAGGCCAGCATATGGAAGCTGACCGAGACCATCAACAGGGAGGCCGAGCACACGGGCGTCAGGGTCACGCAGGCGCAGGTCGAGACGGCCTACACTCGCTGGTTGCAGCTGCACCCTGTCGAGGAGTGGTGGGAGAACACACGCCAGGAACTGAACACCCCGCCCAAGAACAGCCTGCGTAACTGTTTCGGGTTCAGGCGCAGGTTCTTCGCCCCCGATCCTGAGAAGCGGTTGAAGGAGGGGCTGGCCTTCTACCCACAAAGCACGGTGGCCTCCTGTATCAAGCGGGCCATGGTGAGAGTGGATGAGGAGCTGGACGATGGGCAGGAGATCATGCAGATCATGCAGATCCATGACGAGATCTTCGGGCAGGTGAAGGAGAACAAGGTGGACAAGTACATGCCTGAGATCGTGAAGATTCTGGAAGAGCCGTTCGAGATCCACGGCAAGGAGGTCTGGATTCCTGCCGACGCCAGCCTAGGTATGAGCTGGGGGAGCATGCGAGCATGGCAAAAGGCAGCCTAATTAACTGGGTACGCGACCAGATATACGCGGTCGAGGATCTCCTGAATGTGAGGCCTGACCTCTTGCGGATGGGGGAGGCTCTCTGGCGTGAGATCCTGGCGGAGAGCTATACCAGCAGAACATGGCTTGCTCCCCAATTCGGAAGCTATGCATCAGGCGACTGGTTCAACATGACGTTCGACGGGATACAGGTGGAGCGAATGTATGATGCGCCGGGCAGTATTCCACCATGGGAGCTGCATATTCATGCGGACAGGCGTGTATTCAGGTGCGACCCTCATGGCCCTCCACGTATATGTACGGGCGGAGAGAAGCTACGGACAATCTACGACGTGCTGTGCTATGCGTAAGCAGCAGAGCTACCCTAGCCAGTACGAGATCTGGAACGTGTTCACTACCATCGTCTGTAAGGTTCTCAATGCAGATAACAAGGATAGGGTAGGGATAGCCGAGCGGGAGGCACGGGCCAGGTTGGGTGAGGTGTACTCCGATCTACCTGAGAGGGTGGCCAACACAGCCCTGAGGCTGGTGGCGTGGATGGAGACGTGGAACAAGCATGGCTAAGTACGATCTGCTCAAGGCACCCATCGCCCATGTGGTCTCCGTCAACTACTACAAGGAGGCGTTGAACGCCTACCTGGGGACGGACGAGATCGAGAAGCTGGAGTTGAACCATGATTATGTACTTGGTGGCCTTCTGCCGGTGGGCGGATACCTACATCTGTACGGCCGGGAGAAGAGTGGGAAGACGAGGCTGGCGTGGCAGCTGGCGCGCTCTGTCGGTATCACTGGTCGGCCTTGGATGGGTTTTATCACTAATCGCACTGGCCCTGTGCTATGGCTTGAGCTGGACATGGGAACGGCTGAGTTCAAGTACGTCCTGGGTTCGGCGCAGGCTGCTGGCATGGGTGGGCATCCGGCCATACTTGGGCCAGGGAAGCATCATTACCTTAACGCACTATCACCGCAAGGTCAGGACTTCCTCTACACTCTGGGGGTCATCCACAAGCCCATCCTCACAGTCGTTGACACTTTCACCGACTGCTATGAGGGAGAGCTGGAGAACGAGGTTATACGACGAGTTGTTGCAAGCTTCCGTTTCGCTCTTGCAGGCTCAAGCTTCGTATTCATTAACCATGAGCGAAGAACTAGCCAAGCTCTCATCGCTAAAGACAAGCAGGACACCGATGCTGAGCTGGGAGGGGGCGAACTATCACGCAAGGCAAGCGGAGTACTACGACTTGTGCGTCACTCGGATGCAGCAGGCATTCTCAGCCTCAAGCGCATCAGGACTCAAAGGCATTGGACTGACCTCGGCCTCCGCATCACAGAGCATGGGTTCTGGCAGATTGACCATGCCCATCTCACCGCCCGGATGCTAATCGCCCTGTGGCCTGACATTCCAGGGCTGAGCATGGAGGAGGCGAAGCAGTGCAAGAGCGCAGAGCAGGTGTTGGGCACGCTGCACAAGTACATGCCCCATCTAGATATGCACAAGCTGAAGGATGCCTACAGTCAAATGCACGGGGAGCTACCGTGGCAGCGCTGGCTGGGGCTACTATAGTACTTATAGTACTAACTAATATATTAGCAAGTATTAGGCCAGAGTGCTGGCCTATCTAGTTGGCCTAGTAAAGCACCAATTCCACCAGGAGGATGAACAGGATGGGCACCAGGACATACGCAGATGACGTGGCGTGGTTGGTTGAGACCTTCCATGACAGGCTGGAGTTGCTGGCTTCCGACGTGAGTCTGGATGATGGGAGGCTGTGGCTCACCCGGCGATGGTCAGAGCTTGGGCAGGGGGGTGGCACTATACGCGGCCGGGATATCATAGCGATCTTCGACTCATGGGAGAGCATACGTAGGAAGAGCCCCTAGGGGGGTTGACCCGGAAGTTAACTTAGAGTGGACCCCAAAGGGAGGTGGCTTATGCCCTTAGAGGCAAAACTTCTGTTGACTGGCGTGCTGGCTGTGGTGGTTGGCGTGCTGGCTGTAATACCAGTAGTCATGCTGGATGATTGTGGGCTGCACCGTACGGCAGAGGCCTTCGGTGCGATAGCGTGCGTCCTACTGTGTGTGGGCGCTGCACTCGTCGTAGTGGATGCGCTCATACTGATCTGGCGATAGGAGAGGGAGACGACTATGACAGACGATGAGAAGCAGGAGCTGGTCGATCTGCTCCAGATAGTCAGGTCGGCCCTATCATCCAACGTGAAGGCATTGTGGTCGAAGCCCCAATTCCGTGACATGCAGAAGAAGACGGCCCTGTATGCCATAGAGAAGATAGATGCCTACCTAAATGCATTGCGGGAGGGGGGTTGACCGCCGGGTTAAATTAGAATAGGCCGAGGGCGACCGAAGCTGCGGCTTGAGGGATTAGTAGCACTCGCTGCCCCACGCACGCCTTAGGTCTTGGTGGACGGTATCGACCACGGGACCTGAGGCCATGCAGTCCTCACCGTTATGAAGAGCCTGAGCGCCCACTCGCCATAGGCACCGCAGAGCCTAGAGTGACGGGGAGCAAACTGTTCCTCGACCAGGTTTGCGCCTGGTCTCAGAACATTAAGGCGTGCATCACGCATTAGCACGCTGCGTGGGTGGAGAGAAGGAAGCTAGTAGTGGGAAACTGGCCGGTCGCCCGGCCTTTTCTTTTGCAAGGGAGGAGGGCATTATGATGGACGCAGGTGGCAGGGAGGTAGTGGTGGGCTCGATAGTGGAGGTACTGGTCGCGCGTAAGGCTTTGGTGCGGGACATTACGTATGCCGATCAGGGCGAGCCCATCGCTACACTACAGTGGCAGGACAACCCACACGACACAGCGAGGGTACTATGGAACCACCAAAGGGCAAGGCTACTGTATCAGTCAGGCAAGGACAGCGGCTGTGGGCAGCGCTCAAGATAGCCCTTGAACGTGGCAGGAAGATCAAGCCCCAATTCCGCTGGGATACGCTTGGGGTGTATGAGTCGCGTATCTTTCCCAAGGACAGCGAAACCATGGCCATACTGGTCTACTCTCCCACTAATGGCCACATCTTCATGAACGGGAGAGCTGCGGACGAGATGCTTGCACAGGGTATGCTGATCCCGTGGGCTGTAGACATCCTGCTGCATGAGTTTGCTCATGCCATGGTAGCGGATGAGCACGGACCGAAAGTTCAGCCGCACGGAGTGGAGTGGCGGAGGCTGGCCCGAGAGCTGGGGTGTGTGCCCCAAGCCAGGGCCACGGATCATGAGCGGCTGCGCAGTTACAGCTGCATGATAGTAGAGGAAGGAGGAAAGAAGAATGGCGTACGATTCACACTTAACGGCGATACGTCGGGGAAGAGCAAGCCGTCCGGGAAGAGCGTTGGTCGAGAAGAGACTGGTTCCAGCTAAGGACGGCTGGGCTCGCTTCGTGCTGGACTACGGAGCGGGGTTCGGAGACGACGCACAGGCCCACGGCTGGCATGCCTATGACCCTAACTTCAGCAACATCAGCGAGTTACCGACGTGGCCAGCCAAGTTCGATTACATTGTATGCATCTACGTTCTCTGTGTGTGTACGCGTGATGAGATCGTGGATATCATGGGCGACATACTCAGGCGCCTTCGTCCGGGGGGCGTAGCTTACTTCGCAGTACGCAGGGATGGGGGTCGCCAGCTTGGCGTGATCGAACGAGCAGGTGGGAAGCGCACCTACCAGAGTGATGTATACCTGGATCTGCCGCGTGTGCTCTCCACCTACGGCTTTGACATCTACGAGTGGAGGAAGGATGCGGGACGCACGAACGATATTCATGAAGAGTGTGCGCGAGCCGAAGCTAGTGCCCTCATCAAATTTGTGGGTACTGAAGGCTGTGGCATACAACCAGAAGATGTCGGGAAGGAAGAGGAAGACGATCAGTAAGGGCAGATGGAAGGGCATGCCCATGTACAACCTCACTCTGGAAGAGCGAGCCACATGCCCGACTGACTGTCCACAGTGGGAGGACTGTTATGGTAACAACATGCCATACGCAGGACGTTATCAAGCTGGGCCAGATCTTGAAGGGGCTATTGCCAGAGATGTCGAGCATCTCAGTGGGAAGCACCCGGACGGTTTCGTTGTCAGACTCCACGTTCTGGGAGATTTTTACAGCGTGGGCTATGTCAGACTGTGGCTCGGCCTTGTGGAACGATACCCTGCTCTTCGTGTATACGGATTCACACACCGGCAGCATGACACAGGTATCGGTGCGGAAGTATCCAGGGGGCAGGGTCCTCATTTTCGTATACTCAGATCAGATCCAACAGTACCCGATGATCCACTCCCTGCTGCATGGACTCTTAAAGACGGGGAAGTGGGGGCGAGGCCTGATTCGGTGCTTTGCCCATGGTATAGCGGCAAGACTGAGAGTTGCCTCACCTGCGGGCTCTGTTGGAACGGAAGCATCAACGTCAGCTTCCCCAGACACTAGGAGGTAGCATGAGCGTAGAAATCACGGAGGCCCCCAAGCAGTATGGAAGATGGATAATCTGGGGCTGGGCCCTTTTCTCAGGGCCTCAGGCTTATGTCTTCGACACGCAGGCAGAGTTGGATGCCTTCCTGTTTGGGTGCGAAGAGGCAAATGGATGGATGGAGTATGCAGTCTTCGAGACGAAGGAGGAAGCGATCAACCACATGAAGGAGAGGGGAGCATATGAACAAGAAGGAGCAGAGACATAGGCTGGAGCAGATGGTGCTCACAGCCAACACGCTCAAGTGGCGGCTCAAGCAGTCTGCTCTGTGGGCAGAGGAACTGGAGACATTCCTGCGTGAGCTGTATGAACAAGAAGAGGAAGCACAGGAGTTGGCCGAGAGGATAGAGGGCAACTATGTCGAAGCAAAACCGAGGCCTGCTGGGGCTGGAGAAGAAGATGCGTCTAGGTCTGACCGTGCCAGACCTGCCTGCATTGGCAGCCAAAAGAGCGAAGGGTAAGAAGGCCTGGCGCTTCTACTGGCCGGACAACTACACACCCGTCAAGCGTGAGGGCTGGCAGTGGGTATCCCAGCCGTTGACCAGCGGCAGGGAACTCAAGCTTCCACGCTACATGCAGGTGGGCTCGCACGGATACACACGCGTGGTGCCCAACAGACTGGAGAAGGTCATGGGCTGGCTCACCAAGCATGGTTTCACGGTCACATGGGAGGACAAGAATCATGGCAAAGAGCAGGACTGAGGCTCAGATGGAGCTGTGGGAGGCGATGATCGAGTTCTATCGCTGGGGTGGAGGACAGGGTGAGATCCACCCATGGGTTGAGGGGGCGTACATCGACTACCGTAACCGGCGTGCAGCCGAGTCGAAGGAGAAGAGGGCCGATGAAAGCACCAGTTCCGAATGAAAGCCCCAATTCCGTGAGGCAAGGGAACCACGGCCCCAACCGGGCCAAGTCATTCGTGAGGGGCCGGAACAAGAATAAGCGGGCCGGGCGCAAGTATCCTAAGTTATTCAATTACAAGAGGATACGGCCCCGGTCCAGACATCTGCGACCAGGTATGAGGGTGCAGTCGCCCGACGGCAAGAAGTATGTCGTGGGTGTGCATGGTCAGCTCGTCAGGGTATCGAGCTGGTGAGGGGGGTTGCGGAGCGGGTTAAATTCAAACTGGTCGCGCCGCTCGAACCCCAATACAAACAGGAGGACATCATGAGTGAGGAGAGGACGCATACAGGACGGGTGAACCGAACGTGGAAGGAGGTCGTGCGTAGTGAAGCGAAGCTCGCCCGTATCCTACAGTGGAACAACCAAGACCTCAACAGGCACCAGACGCAGATCACCAATCTGCAACGGAGAGTGGCCATGCTTGAGGCACGCCTTGATTACATACAGAGCAAGGCGGAGACGGTGACGCTGACAGAGAAGGCTAAGACAGCCCTATCGCAGCCGGTCGTGTTCATCACTGAGCATACCACCAGGAACCGTGGCGAGTGGGCCAAGCAAGTGAAGGGCGTGCTCGCAAGTCTGCTGCATGCATGGGACGAAGGTGATATCTACGCGTTCCTGGATGAGAACAACGGTGCGCTCAAGGATCTCCTGACGTAGGTGTGAGCTGAGGGGGGTTGACGAGCGGCGCAAATTGGAGTTGCGCCGGAAGCGGCACGCCACTCACCCATACCGAAGGGAGAGTAACATGTAATGTCAGAGCTAGCTATACGGATCGCCATACTCGCGTTCTTGCTGGCGATCTCGGGATTGTTGTTGTTGTTCACACACGTATTTGGCCCGCACCATCGGTCAGCCTCTGATGCATACTCCGAGCGCGGCTCGGCCAAGGCCTCTCATGCGTCTAACACCGAGCAGCCGGGCCACCAATCTTCTCCGCATGGGGCGGAGAGGGATGCATCCCAAAACCCATAAGAGGGAGAGCACATCATGAACGGACTCGACGCTTTCAAACAGAACGGCGGCAGCGCGCTGGCAGCCACTGACTTGATCAAGGTGTCGATCACCGGATCGCGCGGCGGCAAGGGCGCCGAGAAGATCAGCACCTACTTCGGTCCTGATGGGATCGAGCTAGATGCCGACTTCAATCCCAAGCCGCATGCCATGCCTCTCGATCTGAGTGGCGTGGCTGGTGCTGGCGGAGAAGCCAAGCAGCCCCCGGCCTTCCCTGAGGCGGAGTACAAGGCCGCCCTCAAGGAGAGCTTGGACAAGGCGCAGGCGATCCTCAGCGCCCACCAGCAGTCCTTGACGCAGTTCAAGGGTGGTGGCAACACCACTATCGAAGACGGCATCATCGATGCCTGTCTGCGGTACTGCTACGACTACCTCAACTTCTCTGAGATCGACGACGCCACGAAGTTCGTCATCACTCGTAAGGACGTGGTCCTTGCGAAGGACTGGCGGAAGGTCAACGGCATCAACCGGACCGTGTATGAGGTCAGGCTGGCCAGCCGGTTCGGTTAGTCGTAGCACAGGAGAAGGGTCAGCCTATGGCTTAGCGGTCAGAACAGGCCGATAGATCGGATGTGAATCCGCTATGCTACGCATGTAACACCCGCTGGGGGCAGGCCCATGTCTGCCCCCTCTCTTTTTCATACGCGCAGGAGGCAACAATGAAGGTAGCTCAAGAGCCTAAGACGAAGGACGAACAGCAGGCGAAGAACCTGAGACTGAGCAGCTATATCTGCCCCATCTGCCAGAGCTACATGGCTAGGCAGCACTACACGAAGCAGGGCACTCGCTATGAGATCGAGTACAATATGTGTGGCTGCCCGCCTGTCTATGGTCTGGTCTGGCGCAACGACAGTCAGCGACAGGGCAGGTACTACCACAACCGATGGCTGTGGATGCCTAACGGCAAGTCGCAGCTATACCATGGCCAGAGGTCGCCGGGTCGATGGATCAACGTGCATACCGATGAGCCCGTAGCCAAGCCAGACTGGATGCGATGGCTCAAGGTGCCCATCATCATTGACCGCTCGTCGGGGCGGGAGTTCAAGGCATTGGTGGAGATCGAAGGTGAACAGCGGCTTGTCGATTGCATCGGCACGAACAGGCCGGGGCTGTACCATGCCTTGTGTGTGAATCCGCCTGTAGACTACTGGGAAGGGCTGCCAGGTTTAAGTGCGAAGAGACTGGCCATGTATAAGGAAAAGCTGAGGGTTGTGAATAAGCATCTGGTGATCGTGCCCAAGGCACATCGCAAGAGGTATGCTCGCACCCCTCATGCCAAGGGGGTCACCCTAACCACGATCCATACCAAGGATCAGGGTCGGGGCAAGTATGAGGAGTTCATCCCCCGCTGGTCAGTCAGGGAGTTCGGCATAGAGAAGTGGCAGTTCGTCTCCAAGGATGTGATAGAGGACGACGGCAAGAAGCGAGAGACGATCCTCAGATACAAGAAGCCGCACGAGAGCGATGCCCTGATTGGTCAGCAGTCAGGCGCAAATGCATGGTGTCATACTCCAATACACCCCTGTGAGTGGGAGACTGACCCACGCCAAGGGTACAAGGCCGTCCGAGCACACCTTGATGACTACGGCTTCGAGCACTTGCACATAGATTGGATACAGCGCAGGTTCCTGTTCTACACGTCTGACGGGAACCGCAAGACTCAGGTAGGACAGATCAAGCACCCCGACCCTATGTGGGGCAGCGCCAAGAGAATCCTGTTGTGGGCCGACGAGTGCTGGGCCATGCAGCTCAGTGCTCAGGCAGATAATGGGGTGTGGCGCATGGTCACGCCAGGTATGCTGTTCGTGGCTGATGACATGACATTCATCGCCACCTACCAGTGCCTGCGAATAGGTCAGAGCCTGACTGAGTATCGAGCGGGCATCAATCTCTATGCCCCTCACGCGGCACCCATGTCATTGGCTGATTTCATCACTGGTCCGCTATCTGATTACTGGGACAGCAAGGGCAACATCAAGTTGATCCGGCCCCAGATTCAGATGGTCAGGGCCAAGGAAGTGGCTACGACTGGCGACCTACAGAAGGCGCTGCTGGATAAGATACAGAAGAAGTATGAGGGCTTCCTGCTCATACAGGGCTGGGTCATATCCTATGTCACCTGCCCTCTCTGCGGTTACCATTTGCACCACTTGGTCTATGACAAGGAGAAGCAGGCCATCAAGGAGTGCAGCAACTGTGGCAAGGCAGGTATCGAGCTGAGTATGGAGGCAACCACCCACTTCATTACATCAGAGGGGCCACTCAACAAGGTGCTGTCCAAGAAAGGAGCCAAGATAGCATGAAGATCGCACTCATAGGCTGCGGGTTCCTTGGCTCGATCTGGCTCGAAGAGGTAGCCAAACGCCTGTTTGCTCTGGAGCGGGAGAATGTACACCTGCTGCTGATAGACAAGGATACCTTCGAGCGTAGGAACGCAGCCAATCAGAATTTCCGGCCACTCGTCCTGCATGTCTCAGGGAAGATGGAACAGCATACCCCGGCCAAGGCAGAGTACCTGAGCCGCATGGCATGGGACTATGGTATCTCTGCTGAGTGGCAGAAAGCAGACATCATAGACGATCCAGGCCTACTGTTAGGGGCGCAGCTGATCGTCGATGCTCTCGACAACTTGCCAGCCAGACATGCTGTGTGGAAGCAGGGCATGGCTCAAGGAACACCGATCCTGCACATGGGTATCAATGAGCATGGGACAGGAGAGGTCGAGTGGACTTGGGCCACGGTACAAGGCTGGCACCTGTCTCCCATCAAGCTGGGAGCGCAGTCCATAGATAAACTGGAAGAGCAGCCCAAGCATCCACCCTGCCACTTGGTTCAGATGCGTGGGCTGGGGCTGAACCTTGGGCTGGCAGCCGCCAAGGCAACCACCCTATTCATTGGGGAGGACATAGAGGAGACGTTCGATGAGGGTCCCCAGCTACCTGGATACGGCCTGCTTACCTATTGGCTTGCTGATAGGCAGAGTCATTCACTCGACACGGAGAGGATTCATGTCAAAAAAGAAGGGCAAGAACTCCCAGAAGCAGAAGGAGCCGCAGCGTAAGGGAGAGTACAGCCCCGGCACCATACTCGTGCCGTATGGTAAGGAAGTGTTCGGCACTACGCCAGCACATCAGGTCGAGCCGGGTGACTATGAACGCGATGTACACGGCGAGATCACCCGCATCTTTGACTGCCGCAGCAGGAGCGGCGTCATCGAGTGGCATGATGTGGTGTTCGACGACGAGAGCGGCGAGTACCTACTGCTGGATGAAGTGATCGCCAGGTATGAGGAAGAGGAGGATGAAGAGGCGATCAGCAAAGCAGAGGCAGAGCAGCTCGGTCTGCCATGGGCGCCGCCCAAGAAGAAAGGGGGTACAGTTACCAGACACACGGAGTACCAGCCTAAGGGGGTCCAGTACACAAACAGCAAGGGCAAGAGCAAGTACACGTATCAGCCGACGGACTCCAAGGGTATCAGGCTGGTGGTCAAGGAGACCAATGAGGTCTACGAGACTAAGCAGTACTGGGTCTGCAAGGACTTCAGGGATAGCGGGATGCCATACACTACGGATGACAGTGGTGTGGCTGTGTTCGTGGTGGGCATCAATCAGCTGCGGTTCAAGAAGCTAACACCTACCGTTCAGATGTGTGGGTACGACGCGACTGCCAAGTATGTCGAGCACATCTGCGGCAAGAAGCTGGACTTCAACGATCAGGACTTCTACCGCAGCCACCCGTGGACTGACCAGCATGGTATTGGACTGGCTGCCATGCCCACCGTGATCCATCAGTTGGTCGAGCCATACAAGCTGGGTGTCTCACGCATCAGGTTCCCCAAGGGAATCTACCTCAAGTTTGAGGACAGAGATGCGTGGGTGGCGTCCTTGGGTGAGAACCCCATGCAGGGGGACAACTACGAATTCGCTGAGGCTATGGAGCAGGACCTCAACGAAGTACAGGAACTGTTCCGCATAGATTATGGAGAGCTTCCCTTTGCCCCATCTGTCTGTGCGTATGACACTAGCATCATGTCAGGGGGTGGTCACGTAAGTTATATCGGGCCAAGAGGTTCCAGCTACAAGAGCTGGCAAATCTCTGTGTGCATAGCCCCCCTCAATTCCTTCAAGTACAAGGTGCCGTTGGTGTTGACGCCTATCGACAAGGCAAAGGACGATATGTTGGCACTCGACTGGGATGAGGTGAGAGATGAGCAAGGGAAGCGGGTCAGCAAGGTCTGGAAAGGGTCCACCGGATACACCGGAGCGCCGTATGGCAGTGGCCGTGGCACTGGTGGTGCTGGTGCTAGGCAGTCTGGCTATAGTCGTCCCGACCCATACGAACACGCTTGGTTGGGTGACTAGGCAAGCAGCGGGCCTTGCCATCCTATCGTTCTTGCTTGCATTATCATTCGTGGCGGCCATGTCAAGGGGTCGTAGACGCTAGGGGAGCTGCACTAGGAGAGGCATAGAACCATGGGTGGGAGGTCATAGCCCCTCTTCTGTGCGGCAAGGCTCGGCTTTCAGGCTGTGGCTGAGCCCACCCTTGCATAACCAATTCAGCTAAGGAGAGAGCACCATGTCTTCACAGTGGAACAAGTACACCGCCATCCAGGGTAAGAGCCCGTCCCAGATTCTGGAGCAGGTTCAGGGTCTGGCGGAGCAGGCGGAGTCACTCCTGCATGCACTGGCTGACGAGCCGGTCATGCGGATCGGACGCCCTGAGTGGCGTGCCGTCCTTGCCATCCGCGATCTGGGTGAGGCGATCATCACGGCCTACATGAAAGGCATCTGGCCTGCCATGGGTCTGGATGAGGACGATCTCGAAGCCATCTCTATCCTCAACAGGGCGTTCGGAGAGATGGGCGTGCCTTGCAAGGCTCCGAGCTACAGTGAGGCGTGCAAGTGGGTGGATGGCCTGCTCGATGAGCTGTGTAACTAGCGGCTAGGGGGGTTGACACCCGGCTCAAATTGGGGACGGAGCAGTTGGCCGTCCCCTTTCACATCCTAACCGGAAGGAGCACCGTATGTATTACCTATTGGTGGGGATAGCTGGTGCCTTCATTGGTGCGCTGGTTGTCTCATGGAACACGGGGAGCATGGTGAAGGACATCCTGCAAATGAGTATCAACGTCACCAAGCAGTACGAGACGTTGGTGACTGAGATGCTTAAGGCATGGAGACACACTCTCACCATGCTTGAAGGGCTTGGCCAAGAGATGGAAGAGCAGGCCGAGCAGATCGAGATGGCTGTGGCTGATCTATGGGAGGCGATACCCCAAGAGATTGAGGACGACGGACCCATCGGCATGGACGACACTCCGGTAGTGCGGGGAGCGTAAGCTATGAAGTGGCATAGACTTACGAGAGAGACAGGTCTGATAGAGTGGGTCTGTGAGCACGGAATCGGGCACCCGGACGCAGACAGCTGCGTTCATGTAGCCCGAGTCATGGCAGAACGCTATCCTGACGGGGGACATACAGCAGACGTTTGGTCGGTGCATGGATGCGACGGATGCTGCTGTCGAGATGACTTCCCCGGCTACTTCAAAGGGAATGGCGTCGAGCCTGAATAGGAGGTGGACGTTGCGAGTAATATTCATAGCCGACCTGCACCTTGGACACAGGACGGTGATGCGCCACACAAGGAAAGTCAAGGGAGCCTATAGAGGGCAGGTTACAGACTTCATGGTTGACCCCGAAGATCCCAATGAAGTGAAGAGGCACGATGCATGGGTGATAGAGCAGTTGCATAGCATCAAGCCAGACAAGAGGACGCTGTGGTGGATGTTGGGGGACGTAGCCTTCACTCTTGAGGGATTGCACATGATCCGTAGCCTGCCCGGCAGAAAGAAGCTGGTGCTGGGCAACCATGACAAGTTCCATTGGTCGGCGTATACCAAGGTGTTCGAGTCCTTGCACGGCACCGTCAAGCAATACGGTCTGTGGATCAGTCATGTGCCGGTGCATGAGACAGAGCTGTACCGGGCACCCAACATTCACGGACATGCCCATCACAATCAACTGCGGGACGACCCACGATACCTGAACGTGTGCATTGAGTGGGTTAAGCGTCCCCTCTCACTGGAAGAGGTTAGGGAATACTTCAAGCAGGAGGCAGGACATGGGTAATCTAGGCATGGGGTACATGATAGAGATGTTGGGTGGCTACAGGGATGCGCTCAAGGCATGGGAGAATGTGCATGGCAAGGAGATCACACGCCTGAGCATGAACCCTGACGCTAATGATGGAGACGGCGCCCTGTACATAGAGGTTGAGGGTGGCGTAGCCATTGAAGTGATGGACAAGGCGCGGAGCTGCTGTGAGTCCAGGTATTTGGAGTGTGATGATGATCTGGGCGACTTCATCGGTGGCGACCTGCTCGACATAGAAGTGAGTGAGCGCCCCTCAACAGAGGATGAGGACGGACATGGCGTGGTCGAGTGTGCGTTCATGGTCGTACGCACATCCATCGGTGCGTTCACTGTGTCCTCATACAACAGGCACAATGGGTACTACGGGGGGATATTCATAACCGTTCGGTCTGTCGAACCATACAAGGAGGACAATTAGCATGGACATCTTGGAGGATGGAAAGACCGTGCAACAGTGTCGTGTCCATCAGCTCACCTTCGCTTGGTGGTGGTTGATAACCCTCAGGTGGAGCAAGAGTGGCTGGCGTGACTGGTGGTGCTTCAACCTCAGTCCACAGCTTGGGCTCAGCCTGACATTGGACAGGACAGGGATGAACGGAGATCGGCTTCAGGACGGGGTGCAGAACATCGAGATCACTCTCAGTCTTGTGTTCGTGACCCTGTCCCTTGACTACTGCTATTATCCGCCCGCTCTCAGGGACAAGCAGATGCGGATGTGGCAGGAGATGGGCTACACCGTCGTTGACAAGAAAGGGAGGCCGGTTGATGAGCAGGCGTAGCGTCATATGGCGCAAGAAGTTAGGGCATCGAGAGGAAGAGCCGGGCAGGAGTGTGAAGCACCATCGCAAGGGGAGTCAGTGTGGTGGTGATCTCGGCAAGCTGGAACAATGCATGCCCAGCAGGGTAGTCAAGTCAGACGGCAAGACTAGCTTCAAGCACTACACCTATGATCCTCAGACGGGGGAGATCACAGGTGTGACGCTGCACCGTGGACGTGAGAGCAGGGGCGTGGTTGGCACACGCCCCATGTCTGAGGGCAAGCGTCAGCGTGTGCTGTCCAAGCTGGGCAAGAAAGGTTGGCAAGCATGAACGACGAGAAGCGGTATTATCACAGCATGATCGTGACGCAGATTGACAAGCCGCCGTCCAATTACACGAAGGTCAGGAACGTGAAGATCATAGATGGGCGCCTCTTCTTCGTGGTGGACGAGAACAAGCGGTGCCCAACCTGCGGTCAGCTCCGTGAGCGGGAGCAGGAGCTGTCCTTCGCCCGCGACTGGATAAGTATCTTGCTAACCAACGCAGGGGGAGAATAGTATGACTGAGTATGAGCATGTGTGCAGCAACTGCCTGCATACCGTCTATAACATGGACCCCCGCAAGCCCGGCACATGCTCTAAGTGCGGTAGCATGGATGTTCGTCACTTTCCGGCAGGTAAGTGCCCCGTGCCGCCGGAAACCAGTACCTCAGGGGAGAGTGTATGATTTCTGATGGACCCACGATTCGTCAAGCCTCACAACCCGGAGAGAATCACATGTGTAGACTAGTTGGTGTACTCGTTGCGGTAGTACTACTCGCCGCATGCTCGGAGACCCCCACTCAACAGCAGGAAGGGTTGTCTCTGATCGCTCCTTCCTTTGATTACATCACCTGTGATGGATCAGTTTTCACACAAGCAGAGTGCGACAAGATCGCCGACGCGATTTCCGACCTCTACGGCTCAGGAGAAGGCGACTGCATCTGGGCTGGAGCTACTGGGTACAACAGGTCGTGGTCGGAGACGAGCTACTTCTCGGAAGGAGGAGATGAAGGAGCTACGGGCAACTTCTCCTGCTGGGAGTCCGAAGAAGGTTGCATGTACGACCCAGAGGAATATCTAGGTCCTGGAGTCAGCTACATCAGTAGGGACTGGCACTTGTGTGGGACTCCTCAATGTCAGAAAGATTTGCGGGGAGCAATCGCGCACAATGAGTGGGGACTCGCAGGAATGGACCTCGAATTTCAGCAGGAAGTGTTCGAGCTCTGCCGCGAAATCTGAAGTGGCAGAAGGACAACTGTAGTTACAACGTAACAGTCGTAGGGTCCATCAGAAACATGCGAGAAGGCGAAGCCACGCACTAGACATGAACCCTTCACTTATAGGAGGCACGTTGAAGGACAGTTGACCACATCTTGATTCAGCACCAATTCCGCGTGGCTCCCAGGCCCTGCGTGTGTATGTCATCCAATGGTGGCGGGCCATTGATGTATACGCGCAGGGCCGCCTTTATTTATACGCGCGTGTCTGGGGGTAGGGGGGTTGCGCTGTCGCTTAGATTAGATAAGCGCCGGGCCGACGGTCGGCCCCCACCACATACCACACACGGGAGAGAGCCAATGGGACAGAAGGTTATCACACATGAGGCTGCCGCCAGAATCGCGCTGCTCGTAGGGCATATCCTCTGCGACTTGGCTGGCAATCGCTACCGGGGTTTCGGCATCCACTACACCACATGGCTGGAACAGTGCGGGGTCGTGCCCGATGAAGAGGGCGAGCTGCCCGAGATCGAGACGATACTCAGTCAGCTTGTCAAGCATTACCGCAACAAGAAGGGGTGCAGTAGTGACCCATGCGCTGTGTCATGGGTAGTTCGTGAGGCGTTCAAACAGTTGGGCCTAGACCTAGAAGGGGGTGAGCTACTGTGTTGACATCGAGCCTAGTCACCAAGATGCGGGCGTTGGTGAGCCTGCATGAGGACGGCGGGCCAATGGCTGGGACGGAGCGTGCAGAGGCGGAGCTGGACCTCATGCATGAGATACACACCGAGCTGGAAGCGGTGCTTATTCCGTCCGGGCTGACGGCCCACCTGGTATTCACACGCGGCATCAAGAAGGGGGGTGAGAGCAAATGTCATTGATGTGGCATGACGGACCCACAGAGCGTGACATCGAGCGATTGAAGCTCATGCAGGACGCGCACAAGCTCCGCAAGGCATGGGTCGGGCACACACATCAGGAGCCGGGCTTGTTCGAGACATGGGGTGAGGCTGCCCGCGTAGCTATCCCATGGGTTGCGCTAGGCATTGTGGTGACGGCCACGGTGCTAGGCATCTATGCATTGGTGAAGTAGGGGGGTTGACTGGCCGCCTAGATTGGGACAGCGAGTCGAGCCAACCACCAACCCCTAGCAGGAGAGTGCATGATGCGTACCATTGATCAGAATGCCCTACAGGATGCGGACCACCGCAGGGCATACCGTGAGCTGGCCAAGGACATGGACGATCAACGCTTGTGTGATGTTGTCGGCAAGGTCGCCGCAAACCTTGGCCACCAAGGCAATACCGGATCGTCTGAGGCTGTGTATGAGTTGCTGCGGCGGTACGGCAAGCTCTATCACATGGAGGGCACCAAATGATCCACCGCATACCTGAGCCTGAGCAAGGCAGCCCCGATCCCCGTGAATGGGTCGACCCCATGGAATTGGTGGACCGGATTGATGAGTGCCCGCAAGTGGCCATCTTGCAGGGGGTTAGCGACTCCTGCCAAAATGGCATGCCAAGAGAAGTGGGCACAAGGGAAGAGGACCAACCACATCACTTTAACCGGGGCCAGCTATGATGTTGGCCCTCACATTCTTAGCGTTGCTCGTAATCGCTTCGGGCACCCATTCCGACTGGCGCTGACCCCATACATAGGCGCGCACGCGCACGCACGCGCGTATAGCGGCAGGGGGGTTGACAGCGCCACTACCTTGGAAAAGCGGCGACAGTGCCGCGACACTATCACCCATACACGGAGGCGATCATGTTACAGTGGAAAGCGGCAGGCAAATCCAGTGGCGGGAACCCGAAGTGGGAAGCCGACAACATCACTGACGGCCACGGCACCAAGCTCATCCATTACGGGGACGAGCCGCCCACATCGCTGGAGATTGGCGCTCCGGCCAAGGCCAAGGCCAAGAAAGGCAAGGCGGACAGCGATGGGGCCGAAACCTTGGCCAAGAACCTGGGAATCTCGGTCGAGAAGGCGCGCCAGCTCATGACGCGCGATCTGTCATAGGGCCAAGGGTCCCATACCTTCCCTCAGGGGGGCCTTTGGCCCCCCTTCGGGGGAGCGCGGGAGGGTCCATGCGTAGTCTGGCCCGAAAAACACGCTCAAAACACCAATTCCCGGAGTCTCGGTCCTGGGTAGGGCACTAAATGGGCTATTTACTGTCTGTATTCTACCTCTCTTGCGGGGGAACAATCTAGGAGGTAGGGTGTACTATCCCCCAACACTCACCCTTAGGAGCGATTTCGCATGACGAAGGACGAAAATTGGCCCTCCCGTACCCGAAAATGGAACTGTCCGGAGGGTCAAGTCTACTGGCGCGTCTCAGAGAAGGACGGCAAGCCCTATTTTGTAGAGGGGCACGTAGGAAAGGCGGGAGGAGGAGCGGTCTACGCGGCTATAAACGCGATTGGGGCCCTCGCAGGAAGGGCTCTAAGGACCGGAACGAGTCCCAGGAAGCTCATAATCTTCCTCAAGGGCATAGCTGTGTGCTCTCTGGACGACATCGCCCGAGGGGAATTTGACGCACAAAGCGTGCCAGACGCCCTGGCAAGGACGTTGGAAGAGTTCTATCCCTAACTAAGCAAATAACTTAGTAAGGTTTAGAGCTGTCGGCCACAAGACTGGCAGGTCTCTCCCGGAATTCCTGTTCCTATGATAGGAGTCCATGCTCCACCCACCGGGACGTGGCAGTCTTCGCATGGAGCCTCCTTAAAGGGGGTCTCCGGCACGTCTGTACCCAGCACTATACCCCCTATCCTGTTCATCTCTGCCAGGAAGGCGGGCAACTGGTTGTCGAACACGACCAACCGCTCCCTTCTCTCTCCGGCAGTCCCATTGATTGACAGGTAACCAGCCCCGTTTTTGGCGTGGCCGCGATTGAAGTAGAACGACTTCCCGTTGAGGCTCAGCGTCCCCAAAGTCTGCAGCTTGGTCATGCTCATCTCCCCCAACTAGACCTACAGAGTGCCTATTATAATAAGGCACGGTCCGCACCGTGCCATTATAATACTCAGATTCGGGGGCTTGTCAAGGGTTGGGGGTGGATGGCCCCCAAGGGACCTTGCATGCCAATGTGGCAGGTCTTTATACTGGGAGCGTAGGCCGTCCCCGCATTCTCGGCTTACAGCAGGACCTCCTCTAGTTGGTCCGGTGCTCCTCCTTGTGTGCAGGGCTCTGGCGCTCCCTCCCAGAGTCCTGTACCTTATATGGGTAATAACCACGGGGGAAGCATGAATTTGAACAATATATGGTACTGGGTTCACAACGAGAGCCCACCACTCGCCAACCTCATCCTCACGGCCGGAACTCATTGCGTCATCACCTTTGCCTGCGGCCTGCTTGGCTGGGCCGACCGTGCCGCGTTCGCCTATATATTCAAGGAGGGAGGTCCTCTGGTCACAGCCGTCTTCCAGAAGGATCGCCTCGCGTACCTCAAGCGTAAGTACACCCCTTCACCCCAGCAGGTCCAGCGGGGTTGGACTACTGCCTGGGTCGTAGCGGACTCTGTCGCGGATGTTTTGGGTCCGTGCCTGGTCTGGTTCTTCATGGGAGGATAGGATGCCGGTTACACCAGAGGATCTAAAGGCACTCAGTTCTGACAGGCTCTCCTACCTGGCTGATCAGCTCGTGCTGGTCGGCTACGTCCTGGGGCGCCTTGCTCTTATCGAAGTATGCATCGACGAGGGAGCCACCCCTACGGCTAAAGCTCAGGCAGGCCGTGCCTTGACACAGATTGGTGAGAGTCCCCAAACTATTGTGGACAGGCTCAAGGGAAGCAAGTTCGCTGACAAGTCCCCGGAGCAGCTGCGCGACTACATCCAGAAGCTGAGGGATGAGGACATGCTGCTCGACACACTCTCGCAGGAGTAAAGGATAATGGCTACGACTCAGGGTCAGATCACCCTCGATGAGGCCGCGACCATTGATAAGCGGCTACACACAGTAACGAGGACATCTGAGACTGTCACCAAGCACAACGAGGTCATGTGCATCATCGATCCGGATGATGGTGACGACACATCCATAGTTCGTGTCTTGGCGGCAGACCCCAGCGCTAGTGACGAAGGAATGGTCGTAAGGCCCCTCCAGGCCACGCACGACCTGCTGAATGCGAACGCCAACCTTCAGGTTGGTAACACTGATGTGGGGTCCACTAACCCGGTAGACGTTCAGATAGGTGATGGCACCAATCAGGCTACCGTCACGGCAGGAGGTGACCTTCAGGTCACGCTGGACAGCGAAACCATTACTGTCACGGCCACGGATCTCGACATCCGTAACCTGAGTTCCGGCCAGGACAGTGTGGACACGGAGCTTCCAGCCGCTGCCGCTCTGTCTGACGCCTTCGCCAACCCGACTGCCCCCGCCGTCGGCGCCTTCCTGATGGGCTATGACGGTGCGACGGATTGGGAGCGGGTCCAGGTTACAGGCGGGGCGGTGCATGTGCATGACGGTGGCGGTACGATCTCGGTGGACGGCACCGTTACGGCCGATGCGGGCAGTGGCCCGTGGCCGGTCACAGACAACGCTGGCTCTTTGACGGTCGACGCCCCTACGAGCACACCCGTCAATGTGCAGGTGGGTGACGGTACCAACCAGGCCTCTGTTACAGCGGGTGGAGATCTCCAGATCACACTCGCCGGAGAGTCCGTTACGGTAACCGGCACAGTCACAGCCGATCAGGGCACCCCCCAGACAGCCGCCAACGGCTGGCCTATCCGGGCCTCTGACGGCTCCAACCTGATCAACGTGGGTGACAACGCCAACTCTGCGGTCAGGGTCAACATCGTTGCCGGTGCGGCAGGAGGCGTAACCCACACGGACGATGCGGTCTTCACTGGCGCGTCGGACGACATCGTGCCTATGGGAGCCCTCTACGACACGACTCCCCCAACCATCACGGACGGTAACGCCGGTATCCCGAGGATGAACTCCTCCCGACAGCTCTATGTTGATATAGCAGCTGCGTCGGCGGGAGCCTTGGCAGTCAGCGCAACCGACCTCGACATCCGCAACTTGACCCCCGCTACCGACACGGTGCAGATCGGTGATGGTACCGAGACTGCCCTCGTCACAGCTGCGGGAAGCCTGGCGATAGATATTGCCGAGGCCTCTGCCACAGTAACGGTCTCCGCCACAGACCTGGACATTCGCAACCTCTCCAGCGGTCAGGACAGCGTTGATACCGAGTTGCCTGCCGCCGCAGCCTTGACCGATGCGTTCGCTAACCCCACAGCTCCAGCGGTGGGCGCGTTCCTCATGGGCTGGGATGGCTCCACAGACTGGGAGCGCCTGCAGAACACATCCGGAGCCCTCCACATCCACGACGGCGGCAACACTATTACAGTAGACGGAACTGTCACAGCCAATGCCGGTTCCGGCCCATGGCCAGTGACGGATAACGCTGGAAGCCTCACGGTGGACGCGCCTGTGGGTACTCCAGTAAACGTACAGCTCAGCGATGGAACCGATACGGCCATCATCAACGGTTCCGGTCACCTGGCCATCGACATCGCCACAGCCACAGCCACGGTTCCTGTCTCTGCCGCCTCTCCTCTTGAGGTGGTGGGAGATGTGGCGGATGACGTTGCTGCGGCCGGTAACCCTGTACTGCAGGGTGGTGTGGCCCGTACAACTGACCGTACCGCCGTTGCTGCGGGAGATGCGGTTTACACCAGCCACGACATCCTGGGTAAGGTGGTTACCAGCCCGTACACAGCCCCCGACCAGATTGTCTGGGGCAACCTGACGAAGTCTACTACTGGCTATGCCACCCTGGTCTCCGCTCCGGGCGCTGGCGTCCGTAACTATATCACCAGCGTGAGCATCTCCAACAGCAGTGGTACAGCCACTCTATGCACCCTGCGCGATAGCGTGACGACCGCCAACAGCATGTCGTTCTACTGCGCGGCCAGTGGTGGTGGTGCCTCGCACGTAATGCCCGTGCCGTGGAGGCTCACAGCCAACGCGGCTCTGGAGGTCGATATTGGTGCGGCCCTGTCGTCCCTGTACTTCACAGCTCAGGGCTTCAAGGCTGCCGCCTAAGGAGGAACATATGCCTTTGATCGCACGCTTGATGGGCCTGGACGAAGAGGTAAATGGACCCAGGCTCCCGGTCCATCAGTACGTGGCCAGTGTTGCGGAGGTGGCTAGGGGGAACGCTTCGGCCGCCCCGCTGATAGCCTTCTACAGCCTGGATGCGGAGGAGCAGGCACAGACCCAGACGCTTATCGATGCCGTCGAGGGCGGCCAGCTCACACGCATCGAAGTGCATGATGTACTCCTAATGGCTGAGTCTGGGGCCCCTCCCTATACCACTGTGATAGCGGTAGAGACCAGGCTAGGACTGTAAATGGCTCTATCCACAAAGGTTACCTCGTTTGAGTGGACACAGGGGTCGTCTGCGAATATTGATGTCACTTGCGGCTTTCAGCCCAAGTTTGTGATCCTCTGGACGAGCGGTAACGACGGTGCTACTGATGAAGTCGAGCGTGCGGATCTAGAGGGCTGCATCGGCGTTTTCGCGGATGATGGTACGCGGTGGGTGTATGCCAGCCGGAGCCGGGATTCGGTGGGCACGTCTTCCGCTGCCTCTGTCTTGAGTGACGCGGCTTGCGTGGCAGAACTGGACAGTGACACACCCGCTATTACAGGCGCATTGGATATTGACGCGAAGGTGAACTGGCCCGGTACAGGCTTCCGCCTCAATGTAGACGATACGTCCGACCGGACTAAGCGAGTGTTCGTACTGGCTGTCGGTGGCAGTGACATCAGCAATGCTAAGGCGGGTGTTACTCTTGCTCCTACAGCAGTGGGCACCCAGAATGTTACCGATCCTGGCTTTGACACTGATGCTGTATTGCTTGCGGTCACACCTCTTTCTTCCGCTCCTCCGCAGGTATACAATCCCGCTGGTTTCACTCTCGGTATGGGAGCCGTTCAGGGTGGATCGCATCCAGAATTTGTGATGATGGGTGCGTCCGAGGACAACTCAAGTAGCGGCTCTGCTGTGGGATATTCGTACGGCGGGGAGTGCGGTGCAACTCACACGCTGACACCCAATGATGTATGGCAGCGATGCCGTCTTGAGGGCACCATCACAAGCGGATTCCAGCTCTACTGGTACGAGGCCGGAACTACCCAGCGATATTTTGCTTGGCTGGCTCTTGCCGGAACCGCCCAGTTCTGGGTTGACAGCTTCACCCAGGATACGTTGACGGTTGACGACCAGATAGCGCGCACCGGGTATGGCGAGACTCCTGGTGCGGTCCTGGTTGCTACACGGTGCCAGCAGCAGGCTACGCAGAATACGATTCAGGCCTGGAACAGGATTAGTGTGGGAGCGGCGACATCCACGACAGAGCGCGCAGCTGCGGCATGGGTTCAGCAGACCGGCCTCAGTACCACTCGTATAGTAAGGGCCGCTGAATATGATGCTGTGGGTGTGCTCCCAAGCTGGGTTTCACCAGCCACGCAGGGCCCCGTCACTATTGATTATACGAGCGTCAAGAGCGCCGGTTCGTGGACTAACCTGGCCAATGTCGCGTCCAATGACAGCAACTTTGCTACTGCCAATCCCCCTGAGGTAGTTACGGGCACCATCGAAGTAGATGACGCGCCTGGAGATTACGGCGGAAGTACGATAGGTGACGTATACTTCGAGATCAATTGGCGGGTACAGGGCTCCGGCACCCAGAAGCGCGGCAAGTACTGCACGCTCAACTGGCGTAAGGCTGATACCACGCTCATTCATACATACACTACTCCTATAGTGGAAGGTACTACCGAGCGCACTGACACCCAAACAGCAGGACCGGCGTCTGGCACATCCAGTCTGACAACGGCCGAGTGGAACAATTCGTACATCGAGCTTATTGCGCAGGAGGAGGGCGGAGGTCCAGATGACTACTACGTGCAGGTAGACTACCTCAAGATAGAGGTTGAATACCTGGATGACTCGGGCGGAGCTACCACTGACGGAAAGCTTGACGTCTACAGCTTCGACTCCGACGGAGTCACCTTTGTGAACGATGAGGCGCTCTCCCAAAGTTGGTTTGTGGGCGTCTTCGCCGTCCTGCCGCCCGGCGAGGCCCCTCTCACGGCCATCAAGATGGAGCCGATGAGGATCAGTAGGGATTGGTAACTACAACGAGGAGGACACAATGGAAGCGGGGAGGAAGTTGACTATCACGGTGGATGGTCTGTATACTCGTATTGGCAAGCTGGAGGTCGAGAAGAAGCTCCTGACCGATGCCAACGGCGCCCTGGAAAGGGCTGTCAGCGAGTATAGAGACCTTCTGAGCAAGACGTCCCGAGTAGCGGGAGAGGCCCTAAAGGCCTTGCAAATCCTAGGCTTTGAGGAGATAGCAGATGCGATTCGTAAGGGTGATCCTTGGAAAGATCCGCGCATGGATGCTGAGGAGGCTGAAGGCGGATCACTACAAGCTGGATCAGTGGCTGGCGCTGGACTCGGTGAAGATGGTGGAGGAGATCTACCGGAGGCACACACCGGACCTGGTGCGGAGGCATAGGGACATAGACGAGCGGAAGGCTCTGGAAAATCTGTACCAGGCGTGCCAGAAGTCTGCCGGTCTGTCTGGATACGAACTGCGGTTCACGCTCTACTACTTCCTGGGGCGCGACCGCCAGCTGTGGAATTAAGCCATGCCGAGTGCGTGGGCGCATGAGTACTTCTGGAAGGACCAGGGCGAGGCTCCAGTCGCTGGTCCTTCACTCACAGCCATGGCCCGTATTCTAGGGCCCCCACTGGTAGCCAGCCTGCTGCTGCTGCTGCTACCGGGAGTGTTGTTCTAATGCCAACGGCTGCACTGCACAGTTACTTCTGGCTGGATCAGGAAGAGCCGCCTCCTCCGCCTCCGGCCTTCAACATTTACAAGCGTGTTCCCAAGAAGCGGGGCTGGCCCGCTCTGCGGTTCCTGTCGGATGCGTATCCGCCACTACCGCCGTTCACTGACGAGTACGAAGGAGTAAGGTTCGATGACGAAGCGTAACAGGCCTCTGTCCAACCGCATGGATGAGGGCATGCTGGCGGCCATCGCAACTGCCGGTCTGCGGATCGTTCTGCAGGCCAACATCAGCGCGACGGGCTCCGCCAACGTCTCCTACACAGTCCAGGACGCGGCCACTCGACGTGTGATGGTTGTTCACAACGCTGGTGCGGCGTTTGACATCCGTGTGGAGAGGAATGCTGCGGCCACGGCCACAGACTTCCCGATCATCCCGCAGTTCTACTTCGCCATAGACTGCGAGAAGGATGACACGATCCAGTTTTATAACGTGGGTACTACCACTACGGTATACATCCTGGAGCTGGAGTAGTGTTTCAGGATCGGGAGCGGCTGCTGCGGCTGGCTGAGGAGGAACTAGCCAGGCGCGAGCGTGATGATCCGCTTGCCTATGGCTATACCCCGCACGCGTTCCAGGTACTGGCGCATCAGGATAATCATGACATCTTGATCGTGCTGGGCGGGAACCGTTCGGGGAAGTCTCATTTTGCCATGGCCGAGGCTCTGGATGTCGTGCTGGAGCGACAGCGCTGGAAGAGGCACCGCTCCGTCAAGCACGGCCTGGGCCCCGTGGTGTGGTACATCATGCCCTCGATCCCCACGTTCAAGCGAGCCATCGAGCCCAAGTTCTGGGCCATGGTTCCTCGCAAGTACCTGCTGGACTGGAACAAGCAGGACAAGGTGGCCACTTTCAGGACGGAGCTGGGACACGTAGGCAAGCTGCACTTCCTGTCCGCTGAGATGCGACAGATCAGGCTGCAGGGTGCCTCCGTAGACCTGGTGGTCATGGACGAGACTCCCGATGAGGACGTATTCAAGGAGGCCAACATCCGTCTGGTCGACCGTAAGGGCCGCATGATCATGGTGTTCAGCCCTATCGACATCCGCTCTTACTGGGTGCGTGACAAGCTGATCATCCCCGCACAGATCGGGGAAAGGAAGGACATAGACATCAAGGGAATCCCTGTGGCGGATGAGGAAGGGAAGGTCATCGTTCCCCACCTGGACCAGGAGGACGTGGACCGTATGTTCCGTCAGTATCCTGATCCGGCCGACAGGGAGGCTCGTATCTACGGTCGCTTCACTTCCAGGCAGGGTCTGGTATTCAAGCAGTTCCGCCCGGAGGTCCACCTGCTGCCGCGCTTCAAGGTTCCTGAGATGTGGTCCAGGTTCTGGGTGGTGGACCCGCAGTACCATCGCTTTGCCGCCCTGCAGTTCGCCGTGGACGACAAGGGCACCTACTATGTTACGGACGAGTACTTTTCCCAGGACGAGACCCTGAGCGTTAGGGCCACCCGTATCTGGGCCATTACTGTAGAGATGAACAAGCCAGACAGGTCCCTGCCTGTCTATGTGGACTCGGCTAACCCGCAGGACATAGCCGAGTTGAACTATCACTTCCGGAAGGTCGGGGCCAAGCTGGGAGCTATCCCTCTGCCCATGCAGAAGCAGATCCACAAGATGCTGCTCCGCACGCAGAGTCTCATGGAGCCCGACGACGAGCGGGAGTATCCGCCAGAGGCTGGCCCAGCAACCAAGGGCATCTTCGGCGCTCCGCGCCTATTCATCTTCGAGGATCTGTTCTCAAGCTGGATGCTAGCGGATCGCCGGATGGCCTCCTCAAGGCTGCTGTGGGAGATGACCCACTTGGCCTGGGGAGCGCATGACAAGCCGGAGAAGAAGAGCGCGGACGGTGCGGACTGCGCAGACTGCTTCATCTATGGCACCAGCATCCTGTCCAAGGGCTTCATGGAGAAAGACCCGCTGGCGTGGACCAAGGGCTTGTCCGAGGCCGACCTGATCATTAGGATGGCAGAGAAGAGGATGGAGACACTGGAGAGGTTGAACTGGCCTGGCTTTGACAGGCTATAGGGGGAACGATGCCTACAGAGGTCATAGTAGCGATCATGCTGTTGTCCCTGGTGGCAGGAGCAGGTGCTGGCTGGATAGCCTGCACAGTAGCTCAGGTGCTGCCTATGCAGGAGAAGATCATGCAGATGCGGATCATGGGCTTTGATCCTGTGCGAAGGCCGCCCCCTCCTCCTGAGGAGGACAGCTTCCCAGAGGTCAACGAAACGTAGGAGTCGATAGATGACACGCCTAACTCCAAAGGCCACGCAGGACGATATCACGCGGTTCACAGAGGATGCGTGGCGTTCCCTGGACCCGCTCTACAACTTCTGGTCCCGCCGTTGGCGCAGGACCATCGAGTTCCTGCGGGACGAGCACTGGAATGTCCTGAAGGATATTAACATAGACGAGGTGCCGAAGTGGCGCAGGTTCCCGGTTATCAACTACACCCAGCGTATCTTCATGGATATTCTGGGCAAGATGTTGCAGTCCCAGGTACGCTATAGCGCCGTGCCCGCGTCAGGAGACTTCGCGGACATCTCCTCTGCCAATATGGCAGAGAGCCTTCTCCAGCACGCGTGGGAGATCATGGAGATGGACGAGAAGAAGTTCGAGCTGTTGGCCTGGCTCATCTCCACAGGCAATGCCTCCCTGCGTAGCTATTGGAACACAGACACCGGGATTATGATCCCTCTGGCCCTGCCCGATCCGCAGACTGGAAGGCTGCTCCCGATCAATCCGGAGACCATGCAGGTCGATCTCTCCATGCCGGAGCCCATCATGCTGGACAGGGGAGAACTGGGTGTCGACGTGCTGAATCCCCAGCTAGTACGCTACCCCCGCAACAAGAGCAACGGAGTTCTCGTGGGTATGCTCATGACCCAGGACGAGGTCTCCCAGCGCTACGGCGAGGAGTCTGTGGATAAGCTGAGCTTCAGCAAGATCAACCAGCAGTATCTGGTAGACCTGTCGTTCGCCAGCGAGCCCGGCATCGTGATCGGTGGGGACGAGGTCAAGCGCGCCCTCATCATCGAGCACTACCTGCCGCGCTCCAAGTGGTATCCCAAGGGGCTGTGGTGGACGCTGGCTGCCAACTCCAGTCACTTCCTGACCGAGCCTTCGGATCTGCCGGGTGGCGTCGTGCCTATCACGCAGTTCCGCTGGGTGCCTATACCTGGAACACGCCTGGGGGCCACACCCCTGTACGGCATTACGTTCTCCAACAAGATGTACGACGAGGTCTCCGGAAAGATCCAGGAATGGATGATCAAGGTCGTACCTAAGGTCATCCTCAAGGAGGGTGGCGGTCTGGAGATGGGCAGCTTTGACGATGAGCCATTCCAGGAGGTCGTGGCTAACGTGGGTGGCGAGCCTGACTTTGCCGTCCCACCTGAGGTTCCGGCCCATCTGTTCAAGATGCTGGAGAAGAACGTCAGTGATATGCGCTTCCAGGGCGGCTACGAGTTGAAGGACCAGCCTCAGCAGGCGCGTGGGCAGGTGCAGGGAACCAACCGCATGCCTGTGCAGGAGAGGCAGCGTGACGAGACCACTTTGCTGGAGATTGCCTCCAAACCGAGCTGGCAGCATTTTGGCCGCGTCACGCTCGCCTTCATCAAGGAGTACTATACTGAGGGCCGCGTGATTAGCGTGGTCGGACCCGACAAGCTGCACCAGTGGTTCTACTTCAGTCAGGAGGACCTGGCCAGGCTACCAGAGAGTATCCATGTAGATGAGATACCTCTGTACGCCCACAACCGCCAGAACCTCAGGGACACGGTGATCGGCATGATGAACAGCCCTGCGGCCCAGGTTATCTTCTCCGAGATCACGGAGGACGGCCAGTTCGTCATTGACAAGGACCGTATCGAGACCGCTATGCAGGCCACGGGCATCGATGTTGGCATCAGCGATCTGGACCCGGACGTTGCAGAGGCTAGGAATGAGCTGGCCATGCTCATGATCGGTCAGCCCTCTCCCGTCGAGCAGTATCAGAACCACGCTGTTCACATAGCGGAACACAAGAGGGCTCTCAAGAGTATGAAGGTTAAGTCTGCGCCTCCCGAGCTGAAGCAGACCCTGATTCAGCACATGGGTGAGCATGAGCAGATCCTGGCTGACGCCGCACAGGCTCAGGAGCAGGCTGTCATTGCCCGCGAGAAGCAGATGCGCGACATTCGCGAGACTGCGGAGATGCAGGCTAACGTCAAGGAGATGATCGCTGAGGCGATTGTGGAGGCCGTTGGCGAGGGTATGAAGCAGGCCATGGCCGATATCATGTCCATCAAGGAGGAGCGGGGATCCAATGAGTAAGTTCACTTACGAAGAGGACATGGAGCTACTGGAGAGGTACGGGCATGGAGAGTCGCAGGCAGACATAGCCAAGAAGATGAAGAGGCCCCGCACGTCCGTCAGGGACCGGGGCTATTTCTATGGGCTGGACTGGAGCGAAGAGAGCCAGCAGAAGCGCTGGCAAGTAGCCGTCCAGCTCAGGGCTGACATCACCCAGGCGCAGCAGACTACGCCCACTCTCCAGCCCATCAACATCACTGTAGAACCACGCAAGACCAGGGCGCTGATCGATAACCTGCCCTGGGTCGATCTGATCTATGGCGATCTCCACATCCCATTTCATGACCCGGCAGCCCTGGATGTGCTTTACAAGCTACTAGAGCTTATTAAAGTAGACAGGGTTGTCGACATCGGGGACGTGGTGGACAACTGGCAGATCAGCAATTTCCTACCGCCCGACGAGCAGAAGCTTACGGCGGTCCAGAAGGACTTTTCTCAGCAGTTTCAGCTAGCGGCCGAGCACTTGGGCCAGGTTCGCTCCCTCGCTCCGGAGGCCGAACTTCTCCTGTTGGAGGGCAACCACGAGGAGCGCTGGGACAGGATGCTGCGTCAGGCTCAGACGGACCATCGCTGGCGTCATATCCTCAATCTGCCCAAGATCCAGGAGGCTATGAAGATGCACTCACTGCTGGGTATCGAGGGCTCTGGGTGGAAGTATTACGACTACAAGAACAACGAAGTCATGCTCAATCGGCATGTGCTAGCCACGCACGGGGATCGCTGCACCAAGTGGGTCACCCGCCAAATGCTGGAGCGGTATGGCAAGAGCGTGATCTTCGGCCACACCCACAGGGTTCAGAACTGGGTCAAGCGCGACCTCAAGGCCACAGAGGCGGCCTGGAGCATCGGCTGCCTGTGCGATGTGAACCCTCACTATGGCGACTCGCTGGCTGTGGACTGGGCTCAGGGACTGGTGCTGCTCGTTGCGGATGGCCCTCCTGAGGAAGTGAACCACTTCAACGTGATCCAGCTCCGCATCCATTGGGGCAACTGCACGACACCCTGGGGAACTATCAAGGCGTAGGGGGAGTTATGAGGATGACCAATCCTTACTGCGAGGGCAGCCCGGAATGGAGGGCATTCGAGGCCGGGCGCCGTGAGGGCAGACAGGAAGCCCTCATGAAGCTGGCAGACGTACACGCAGGCACGTTCTATCGCTACAAAGAGCTGTGCGCTGCGGCTGGCGTGGATCAATATGGCTACTTCAAGGGGGAGAAAGAGTTGCTTGACATAGGCTCTCCTGAGAGCTAGGCTATCAGCGTGTACACGAACCATTTCATAGGAGTTAGTCATGGCTAAGATCAAGCGTTACAGCGGTGGGGTGAAGAACAACCTGGGCAGCTCCCAGACCAAGGTTGCCAAGGTCGCCCCCAACCAGCCGGGCGGAGGGCAGAACCCTACCGTAGCGGCAGGAAGTCTGCAGGGGATCATCTCCGGCAGGTCTAACCGGCCACCCAGCACGAGCGGGCCGTCCCGTTCCAAGCCTGGAGCGGCCAAGGAGGTCAATAGTGCGGGTCCCAGCGTGAACCCGCCAACAAGCCCTAACATGCCGCCCAAGGCCAAGTAGGGTAACAAGGAGGAGCAACCATTATGAACGATCCAACGGTAGCTTCCCGTATGGAGGCGCTGCCTGAGGTCAAGGGCACGCATGATACGGGAGAGGCTGCGCGTAGCGCGGCCCAGAGCCTGGTTAAGGGCATGCGGGGCGTCGAGCCCGCTGCCGAGCCAGAGCCTACACAGGGGCTTCCTTACGAGCGTACAGTACCCGAGCCCGAGCCTGTAGAGGCTGGGGGAGAGCCTGCTGTCGAGCCTGCCGTAGAGCCTGCGGTAGAGGATGATGGCTGGTCTGAGTTCCAGGCAGACAATACACTGCTGGACACTCTGGCCGAGATGGGTGTGGAGCTGGGCGTAGATCCGGAGACCATTCCTGCGGAACTGATGCCTCAGTTCAACGCTCTTGCCAGGGCCGCTGTGATGATGGCCGACCAGGTTATTGAGAAGGATGTGGAGGCCGAGTCCCTCCGACTTCAGCAGCAGGAACTCTCGAAGCAGATCTCGGAGGATCCCACTAAGTTCTTGCTGGCCATGATGTTGACGTACCCAGATCAGTTCAAGAGCGTCATCGAGGTGGCCCAGCAGGCAGAAGTAGATGATGCTGTGAAGGAGCGCGTCTATAAGGAGCTGGAGGCCGAGGCCAAGCTCCGAGAGGCAAACCGCAAGGAACAGCTCTATACACACCGGGAGAAGCTACAGCGAGCGCGCCAGCTCACATACCTGACTCGTCAGGCAGCCAAGCGTTACGGTGTAGATGCGAGTCTGGCTGAGCAGACTGTGGCCACTCATATCAAGGCGCAGGGCGGAAACCTGTCTCTAGAGGCCGTGGACCAGATCGTTCGCGGCATTCGCGGCGGGCAGGGCAGCCGTCGTGCCGCCTTCCAGCCCCATGTAAAGCCGGGCCAGGCCAAGTCTCAGCAGACGGCTCCCGGCCCTACACCCGGTCAGGATGCCCCACCAGGAACGGCGCCAGCCACCCCAAGGCGGGGGCTGCAGTCGCCCATCCGCAAGATCATTGGCGATTCCTTCCGGAAGGCCGTGACCGGAGGCTAGTACTCCCACTGCTCTTTCGAGGGTAGTGCGCAGGGGGCCTACGGGCCCCCTTGCTACTTGACAAGGCCCATTGCCGTACTGCACATTGGCTATGCACGCCAATGTGGCAGACGCGCAACTGCTAGCATGGCATTGGAAACAGCAGTACCGGAACCACCAGACAACCAACTTCGACTCATAAGCTGAAGGAGAAATACCAATGGCTGTTGTACAGGCTGACCTCACCCGCCTGGATGCCGTCCTGAAGGACAGGCCTCTGGTTGATGCGGTGCAGGAGGCACTGAACAAGGCCACGCCTTTCGCTGAGCAGATCACGCAGGAGCTAACACTCTCCGGCCGTAAGGGCATTTTCCCTGCCCAGTTCGGCGTGAACGAGGGTGTGTACATGCGTGGTGATGGTGGTAGCTTCGGTGATGCCAAGGCTAACCAGCCACAGCTGGCGGAGGTAACGGCCAAGTTCATGTATGCCCTGTTCGAGATCACGGGCCCAATCATGTCCGCGTCTCGTGACAACCCTGGTGCCTTCGAGGACGGACTCGCTCTGTCCATCGAGAACACCATCGACGGACTCAAGCTGGACGCTGCCCGTCAGTACATCGGCTTCGGTAAGGGCCTCATCGGCGTTGTTGACTCGCGTACGAACGCAACCACTCTGGTGCTGCGTGACCTACACGGTGTTGGCTACACGCTGGCTGCTGCCGCTCAGACCGATACCGATTACATGGGCGATGTCCCTGTTAAGAACATTCTGCGTGTGGACATGGCGTTCGACTGCATCGACGAGAACGACGGTAGCACCGTCAACATCTCGAACGGTACAGTGACGTCCATTACTCACACCGACACCCTGACAACCATCGTCCACGACGGTACCGAGTCCGCTACACCAGCGGCTGGCGACTGGATCGTGCGAGCAGGCAACCTGGACAAGGAGATCCAGGGCTTCCTGGAGGGCGTGGAGGAGACGGGTACCTACCTGGGTATCTCGCGTACTGGCCGCCCCGGCTGGCAGGGTGTAATCGTTGACGCTACGGACGGCGGCAGTGTGGCCGTTCCGCTCGACCCCAACGACCTGCGTGACACCATCGACTTGATCGTTGAGACTAGTGGCCAGGAGCCACAGTTCATCGTCGGTAACTTCAAGCAGCGTCGTAACGTGTACAACCTGAGTGCCCCTCAGATCCGTTACGCGCCGAAGACTGCCGATCAGGGACTCGTGTCTAGTGGTCCTATGGACATGACGGTCACGTTCGACGGCATGCGCTTCATCACTGAGCGCTTCTTCCCGCCACAGCATCTGGGCTTCGTCAACACGAAGTTCTGGTACCACGCTATCGACAAGGACGTGGAGTGGATCCAGGGTAACAACGGAACCGTTCTGCACTTCCTGCTGACTAGCGATACGTACCGCGCTGTGATGAGGACGTACCGCAACCTCGCATGCCTGTATCCAGCGGCCAACGGCCTGCTGTACGGGCTAGAGGAGTAACCTGGGGCCTAAGGAGGTAAAACCATGGCTGCAACAAAGCGCAAGGGGCATGCCTCCCTAGTGAGCCCTGACGTAGTGTCTTGGCGTGACTTGGTGGTGACTACTACGGTCCTGACTACAACGGGCCGTAGTGTCCCCGTTCTGTACTGCCCGTACGATCTCCGCGTGAAGAGGGTAACCTTCGTGCAGGAGGCCGACGCGGCGGGTACGGCCATGACCGTCAAGGTACGCAACGAGACCCAGTCTACCGACATCACTAGCACCCTGGACATTGCTGCCCTGGGTGCGCTGGCGGGCGGAGTTGTGCCTGTTACGGCAGCCGGTGCGGCCCTGCGCTGCGCGGCTGGCGACGTGCTGTCTCTGGTGCATGCTGTAACGTCTGGTACGACAGCACCTGATGAGTGCCAGGTAGTCCTGGATATCGAGCGTCTCGACACATAGGGGGTAAGGCGTGAGTGCGATTAAACCTAAAGCGCACACCGTCCTTGTCCACCCACGAGTGGTCTCTTGGCGCGAGTACGCTCAAGCCATAGTAGACCTGGATGGAAGCACTACGCGGACGGTGGCCATATTCGCGGCCCCGTTCGCGGGTGCTATTTGCGATGCTGCCTACACCCAGGAGAAGGATGCGGACGGAGACAAGACCGTCAAACTGCGCAACCTGACGAAGGGAGTAGACATAACACAGGAACTGGATGTCGATGCGCTGGGCGCAAACGGCTCCTCAACCTTCACCATTATCAGGGCTGCGGCCGAGTTCGAGGAACTGGATGTAGTCGGCCTGGTCTATACGGTGAATACGGCCGGTACGGTAAATCCGGAGCAAATTAGCATCTCCATGGATCTTGAGAGGCTAGACAGTGAGTAGGAGGAAGCCCAAGGTCTTCGGCTCCCTTGTCAGCCTGGGAGATGTAGAGTGGCGTCAGCTACTACTACTGAGTTTTGAAAAGGATGCCAGCCTGGGCCAGGATGTCGCTATCTACCGTACAGTGGCTCCGATGCGGATCAAGCGCATGATCCTGACACGCGAGACAGCAGCAGGCGACTTCTTTTTCAGGGTGAAGGTGTGGCTGCCCTCCAGCGTGCAGTACTTCAGTAACTATATTGGTGCTGCCAGTGCGCCCGCTGCGAATGAGGCTCTTGATATGCCGCTCTCTGCTGCCAATAAGGCTCGCACGATCCCTGTTGGTAGCTGGATCGAGGCTGAGTGGGCTTTCGCCGCTGGCGGAGAGTGGAACCACTGCAGCCTCACACTGGAAGTAGAACGACTAGATACGGAGTAAGAAGATGCCGATCAACACTCCCATCGATAAGGGTATGGGATCCAACACCATTGCCAACGCTCTTGGAGCCAGGATGATGCAGGGCGCCAACCCCCAGGGGCTACCGGCCAATGATGGTTCCACGCCCGAGGGGCTATTGAAGATGCTGGCTAGCGGCCAGATCGGAGCTGAGCAGCTGATTCAGCTGCTGACCATGCTCAGCGGTCTTGGCCCTCAGGGCCTGCAGGCAGGGCCCCCAGCTCCGGGCCCGACAGAAGAGGAGATCGCTGGTCCCATTGGCCAGGCCATGATGGGCTAGGGAGGTTCCCATGCCTGATTGGCCACCAAAGGTCTACCCAGACCACTTCTATTGGAGCTGGGACACGGCGAAGCGCAGGATCAACGAGGAGATCGTTGGGCCTGCCCGTCGACTGCTGTCCCGAGGTTCTACCAGCCCGTCTATTCAGGAGGCACTGGCTAATCCCAGCCCGGCAGTCTCTACGGCAGTGGGCAATCAGCCCGGCTCCAACTACGAACTGTACCGCAGGCAGGCTCCAAGTGATATAGAGGCTATCGGAGGTATGGTCGGTCGGGAGGTTGTCCGACCTGCCAGTGATATCCTGGGCAAGCTGTGGCGCGGAGACCCCGTTCTCCCGAGGAGGGAGCCGGGAACCCAGCCCACTAGCGGGCAGATTATGTGGCATGCTCTCAAGACACGTCCGGTGCAGATGGGATCCAAATTGATGGTGGCTGGCACACCCTTTAGGAACACGGTCATTCCTATCCCTCTAGGCGGAGGGGTGGTTAGTCGCAAGACGCCTATCCAGCGTGTCATGACTGAAATGGACATTGCTGAAGAGAACATGACGGCTAGGGAGAAGGAAGCGGAGTTGCTCAGGCAGTTCCGCGCGCGGCAGGAGAGGATGTAATGTCCAACGGCAAGCCACAGGATCCGATCAGGGCTGCCATGGAGGTCCCTATCGCAACCCTCCGTGAGATGAAGCATAAGCCCAAGCCCGAACTGGCGGATTCGCTGCGCGTCCCCTTCGTGCGCGATACACTGGAGATGCTGGTAGGGAAGCCCCAGGCCTACGTGATGCTACCTGATGACGTGGGCACAGTTGATCCTGAGACCGGCAATGCCTATCAGATCTACGGTCGTTACTACTATCCTCAGAACCCGGAGGGGCTGCAGGACATTATTGCGATTTCTTCCAGCACGATCCCCCCTGAGGGCCGGTTCTCGTTCCGTAACACTATCGCCCACGAGTTCGGCCACAAGTTTCTGGGCGACAGTGAGGACATGGCAGAAGAGTTCAGTCACATCATGAACGCGCTGAGTGCTACGCAGGACTTCACGCCGAAGCAGGCGCAGGGTATCTACAGGGCGCTACGGAAGCGTGGTAGCACCAGCCGCCATATTCTGGACGCAGTGCTGGCCAATGACTTCTACGCAGAACACCCGATGAGGAAGGGGAACAAGTAATGAACGAACTGCTGATTGTAGCTATAGCTGCGATGATCTTTGTTGGGCTGCTGTACTGGTACGTACGTACGCACCCTCTCTATACTGAAGACGATTGCCCCGACATCTCTTTCCCTGACGATGTCTGGGAGGACGTGCCGGAGGAGCCGGAAGAGGTAGAGCCTGAGAAGGAGCGCGGGAAGTCGGAGCCCAAGGGTAAGGCCCTGGGCCACGAGAAGATGCCTCCAGGCCAGGAGAAGAAGGAGGATGAGGATATGCCCATCAGGAAGGTAAAGGGTGGCTACAAGTGGGGTGGCCATGGCAAGGTCTATAAGTCCCGGAAGGGCGCGGAGAAGCAGGCGGCAGCTGCTCATGCCTCCGGCTATAAGAGCGATGGAAGCAAGAGTCACAGTCGGAAGGGCAAGGCCAAGGCACCCAAGAAGAAGGGCAAGTAGCGATGAAGACTATCTTGATGGCGGTAGTCACGGTCCTCCTCCTGCTAGGCTGGGTAGCTTTCAGGGTGATCCAGTGGATCAAGAGGACTAAGGACTAGGGCGATGCCCAACGGCAAGAAGAAGGAAGAGGATCCTATCAAGGAGGCGCTGAGGAATGCGGCTCCAGCTGATGTAGCGGTAGCTTACCTGCCGGTGCAGCGGGAGAGGACTATCCTTCAGCCGTTCACTCCAGAGCGCCGGGCTTCCATTCGTTCTCTGTCTGAGGCAGAGGCTGCTAAGCTCGGACTCGGCCAGAGGAATCTGGCGGAGGTGGTCTATGGGCTGAAGCCGGGGCAGGCACCGCCCCACCCAATTGTTGAGGCCCTTGCTAGCATAGACCCAATCGAGTTTGTAGATGCTCCTGTAGCAGCCGGGGTTGCCGCGTTCCGCCGAGGAAGGAAGGTCAAGAGCCTGGTCAAGGAGTATGCTGACGATGTTTCTAATCAGATCGCATCAGCTCGTCATGTTAGAAACGCCGGTTACTCTCCTACGCCCCAGCAGGTTGAGAATCCTATCCGTCTGGCCATCCTTCAGCAGGCGCGTAGGGAGGCTGAGCCACTGATTCGGCGTCAGTACAGGCGCGAGAACAGGGGTGAGTACCTAAGGCGTCTGTTCCTTAGGAAAGATAGGCCTGCTGACTACAGCGGTTGGAGGGATCCTGTAGTTCCGTGGGATTACATGGATCGGAAGCAGGAAGAGATAGCCAGGGCGCTTACAGAAGCAATGGATGCAGGTGACCCTCGCGTCTTGGGCAGGTACCTTGAAGGATCACAGCATATAGAGGACTTTCCTGCTTACTACGATAGATGGGCTAAGGATCTAGATCTTGATGCGTGGCGGTCTGCGGAGAGGCAGAAGATTATTAAGCAGGCCCTTGGCGCACAGACGCCACACGGCACGCCGAATAGAGCAGACCTCAGGTGGGCTACGGAGACAGCGGATGAGTTGCTGGTTCCTCTAGAGCGCCTGAGCATAATACGGGGGAAGAGCTACCGTAAGGTTGGGGGAGCTGCGTTTGCCAACATGGTACCCGACCTTATGACTGAGGACGAGGTGTATAAGATAAAAAGGGCCTTGACAGCTCGTGTGCAGGGTCAGGGCAGGAACGGGCCTGTAAATCCGGAGATGCCCTGGGATCAGTTCATTAAGAAGGTAGGCAGCAGTCAGCTAGATAAGCTGGCACGAGCAGCAGCTATGGTACGACTAGGAGGATAGAATGCGGATCACATTCGGACACGACGGGTGCAGGAGGGAGATCCCACCCGCGTTCAAGCACAGGTTGGAAGAGTTTAACAGGCACAGGCGCCACCCCGTCTACCTGATCTGGAATCCCAGGGCCAAAACTATAGTCCCCCACGCGTGGGTCAAGGCTACAGGCCAGTTCCAGAGGGGCGAGTACGAGGGCCGCTGGGAGGTATGGGTAGGGCATGACGAATCCCGGCATCCTGGCCGCACTCGCATACGCGATAAGGACAGGCGTCTGCTCCCTGGGGGTATAGAGGCCATCAAACTGATGGACTACGAGTGGTCTGATGGCTCCTATGCCGACCCCTTTAATGAGAACTTCCTGCGCGTCATGCACCTGGCCGACAGCTGGACATCCGAGTCCAGGCACTCCGGCCCGCAGGCACAGCTCAACGACCTCATGCTGTATGAGGCCATGCAAGATGATGCCTTGAAGAAGGATATGCTGGCCATTGCTTCAGGCACCATGGAGTATTATCGTCGGTATGACAACCCGGTAGTCGGACCAGGATCTAAGGGAGATTGGCGCTGGCGGCTACCCCACAGGTAAGGAGAGAGCATCATGGTTAAGTACGCCATCAAGCGGGACAAGGACGGCAGGCGTATAGGGATAGGCGCGGCAGACAAACCGATGGGCAAGCCTGTAGAGGTGAAGAAGCCCAACGGTCCCACGCTTCCCGGCGCCCAGCAGGTAGTGTTTCAGTGTGTTGCGTGCGAGGTCGATGGTAAGAACACGGCACCCCGGTTCAAGCTGAAGGCTATCCTCGCCAACCACTTCAAGAAGGTCCACCAGAGTCTCTATCTGGATAGGGACACCTGGAAGAACTACGTACGGGAGATCGTACTAGAGGACTAAGTCATGGCAATCACAGCTTCGGACGTTCTAGACACCGCTAAGCTCCTGGCTCATCCCTATGCCCAGGGGCCCTACCCGGTCGCCACTATGCAGCTGGTGAGTCAGCTCTCCAGCCTGGACCGGGAGATCGCAATGGACATAGCGAAGGTAGCCCCTGAGTTGCTGGCACAGAACGCCAGCGCCGACATCACGATAGTCAAGAGCAGCAATGCGGCTGGCTATTCCCTAGAGAGTGGGGCCATGCGCTACTTCGACTTCACTTACGTGGCGGATGACAGCGAGTACCATAGGAACATTAGAATGGTTCCGTTGGGCCAGTTTGATCAGGCCCCCGGTCACCCGGCCGCCACGGTGCAAGGCGACAAGTTCTATCCGTGCGATCCATTGAATAGGCGATGGAGCGGGCAGGACGACCGAACCTTCTTCAACGGGGACGGGGAGGTCGTGCGCTATCGCTTTGTCGCTGTTCCGGCGGCACTTACTGGCCCCACATCCAGTCTGACGAGCCCCGACTTCGCCCGTCCTTACTTCGAGCAGGCGCTGGTGGTGACGCTGTTGATGCTGAACAGCGCTCCGGCACCGATGCTCCAGACGGCTATGCTGCGTGAGCAGATTCTGCGCAGGCAGCTGGGCCTGAACATCTACAACTACGCCCAGAAGAACTCCTCTTGGGGACAGTCTGGTGAGATGGATTACTGGAGGTATTACTAATGGCTACCACGCAGGATATCATTGACCGCGCTATGGCTCGTAGTGAGCAGAATGAGAGCGGTCTGATCTCCACTGCCGACATGGTGGACATCGTTAGTGATGCCCAGAAGACAGTGTACATGCTGGCGGCTCAGGAGGCTCCCAACTTCTTCGGCCAGGACGGCAGCACTTCCGTGCGCAGCACCTACACGGCCGACTGGGATATCAGTAACCTGAGGGCGGGCGTGATCACGCGTGTGGAGATCAAGACCATTACGGGGGCTGTTACCGGCCTAGCCGCAGGTGACAAGATCAACCTGATTGACTTGCGGTTCCCCGAGCTGGAGGTTGCTCCTCGCGCGCATATCCGCAACCAGAAGATCAAGGGGTACGGTACGGACCTGGGAGCCGCAGACGCGAACATGGTCACACAGTTGACTATCTACTATAGCTACGTTCCGGGCAGCCTGACAGATGAGAACTCCATCATTTCCCTGCCCGAGCGGTGGATCGAGATGCTCGTTCTGCCTCTGGCCAGGAAGCTTGCTGTAGCTGACGGCGGCCGACAGCCTGAGGTCCAGGCTTACGAGGCTGAAATGGCCACGGAGACAGCCAGGTTCATCGCAGCCATCAGCACTTACGATTACACGGCCGTACGCCCGGCTACAGCGCGCAGCCCGCTCCAGATACTGGGCATTCCGAAGCCGGAGGGTGAGTAATGGTAAACCCTGTCTGGCAGAGCTTCCCGGTGGCTATCGCGCCTGGAGGCCTATCGCAGTCGAGGGCTATCCCCGAGCCTGGGGATATGATCGACCTGCACAACTTCGTCAACTTTAGGGGCCGCTGGGGTCTGAGGCCCGGAGCTGAGGACGAGGGCATCACGCTCACAACTAACGGTTCCACGGCAGTGGACCAGGTTCTGGACATCATAGACTTCAACGGAGAGTTCTGGATCGCTACCTTCGAAACCAGCGCTGGGACTCAGCTCCAGCGGTACACCAAGGCGGGCGTGCTCAGGGAGCGCGTGACGGTCTGGTCCGATAGTGCGGCTCCTCTCATCCAGATGGAGGTGATGGCGGCCAGTGATGGTACAGAGGTGGATACCAGCGAGCAGAGGCTCTATGTCACGGACTACCTGCAGAGTCAGAACCATTGGAGCCGGTATGTGGTACCCGATCAGACAGACCCGTACGCCAGCACGATCACAGACCTACTCCTGGATCTGGATCTGGACAACGCAAGTCAGGCCCAGGAGCGGTGCTTCTTCCGTACGTTCAAGCAGTATCAGTACCACATGTGGGGGACTGGCTTCCACTATAGGAAGGCTACGGCGGGGGACATCATCCTCAGGGGTGAGATGCTTAGGTTCTCCCAGCCCGGTCTCCTGCCTGGTGTGGACGAGGACGAAGGCGATTACAGCCTCACACAGGACTGGTGGAAGACTGATTGGCGAGGTGTAGGCGCCAGGTACGACGACGTGATAGCTCTCAGCCAGAGCGCTGGAGGCATGGTCGTCGGCAAGAAGCGCGAGCTGTATGTCATATCTGGCTTCGACAGGGACAGCTGGGCTCTGGAGCAGCTCTCTCGCAAGGTGGGCATCATCGGTCCTAACGCGGCCGACTACACGGACGAGGGACTGTGCTTCTTCTGGTCCGAGAAGGGACCTTTGATGACGGATGCTCAGAGGGTCGTGGACCTGGGAGAGGACATCCGGGAGTACGTCAACCTGACCAGCACTGATGAAGCCTACAGTGTGCAATACAGTCCGGATGATGGCCTGGTGTACTTCATAACGAGCGTGGCTGGCTCTACCGGCCCGGATCGCTTCTTCACTTTCGATGTGCAGCGTCAGAAGTGGGCCAGGGGCGAGTGGTGGCTGGGTTCCAGCACGCGTGTATTGGTGAACGTAATCAGAAGTGTGGGTGTGGATACGCTGCCCGGTCCCGCTAGCGCGCCAAGCAGCTTGGCTGTGCAGTCCAAGACCTACAACAGCGTGTTCCTGGAGTGGACGAACGGTGACACGGCCATCGGCACGACCACAGAGATCTGGGGCAAGCTGAACAGCGCTACCAGCGGTAACTGTGGTACGGTGCCTACAGGCTGGGCTATGATCGATAGCGTGGTCGCGGGTGTGGACGAGTACAATGCTACGGGTCTCAACAGCCGTAACTATCACTGCTTTGCCGTGCGCCACCTGCGTAACGGTCAGTACAGCAGCTGGTCCAACCAGCTCAGTGACACGCAGACGGATCTGGCTCCGCCTAACTCTCTGGCCTGCGAGGCCAAGAGTGATGGCATCACGCTCAACTGGGTCAATGTAGAGAGTACGGGCAACGTGCAGATCCAGAGGCGGGCTCTACCTAGTGGCAGCTTTGGTGACCTGGACAACCCCGCTAATGGTGGTGCGGGAGCCCAGCAGTACAATGATACGACCTGCACATGCAGCACCGAGTATGAGTATAGGGTCAGGGCTGAGGAGGCCAGCTGGGATGACAGCGACTGGTCCAATACGGACAGCAAGGAGTGCTGCCTAAGCCCGATCAGCATCAGTCTGTGCGAGCACGATCTGACTGCTCTCACAGCCTACTGCCCAGATCCGAATAACGTGCAGATCGACTTTACGATCAGCGGTGCGCAGCCAGGCGATACATACAAGGTGTGGCGCTCGCTAGAGGCAAGTTCTGGGAGTCCGAGCTACGATGACCAGCGTGACTATGGTTCCGCCTCGAACGGCAGCAACACTGTCTATGATACGTTCGGTGCTATCACAGGCAGCGACACCCGCTACCTCCAGTACAAGATCGAGGTCTATGATGGAGGGGTCACGCTGGTAGACAGCTGCGAGACTACGGAAGAGACCATAAGTATCGACAGTACGGCCAACTGCCCGGAGTAAGCTATGCCGAACCCACTGTACATCTGCCCATCGAACACGAACAAGATCTTCCGTGTGGGAAGGATCGGGTTCGATACGGCTACCCAGGACCCCAACTCCACCGACTTCACCGGAGAGCTGACGACGGAGAGGCAGAGCCCCGCTGGTGAGACGGGAGAGGTCCTGTACAGGGGAGCCGTACTGCGTGTTCTGCTAAGTGGAAGCTATACCTTCGTGGTACGCTTCTACGTGGACGGGGTGCAGACCGTGGACGGCGAGGGGGACGACCAGAGCATTTCCTTCACAGGCTCGGGGAAGCCCCTGGGCGAGTACCTCTTCGAGTGCGCTTTTCGGGCTAAGGGAACCTACGTCCAGCTGGAGATAGAGTTGACGGCCAGCGACGTGGATGGGGTATTCCTCCCCGAGAGTGCTCAGGTCTTCTACATGCCGCTGAGTACCGCTAAGAGGACACCCACAGTTGAGGTGGCCTAATGGGTACCTCCAGGTTTCCTGTATGGCCTAGGGGCATAGCCCACCCGCAGCTCCAGCGCTTCTTCGAGACCCTGCGCAAGAGGGTCTTCGAGCTGGAAGAGACTGTGCTGGCTGGCGGGGTCCCCTGGACTAGCCTCACGAACAACTATCTTCCCAAGTATGATAGTGGTGGGGACGAGCTGGTTGATTCCGTAGCCTATGAGGATACTGGTTGGATCACTACCCAGCAGATGCGGGTTGGCGGGGCAGTCCCTCGACTGGAGATATACGACTCTGACTACAGCTTTTCTGATGCCAGGCGCTGGCGCTTCTACCAGACCGGAGCGCAGCTGCGCTGGGCGGCTGTCACCGAGGACCAGGCTACAGTCAGGGACTTCATGTCCATTGTCAGGCTGAGCGGCGATTACAGCTACCCCACACAGATCAAGTGGTACCCGACCAACTTCGCGTCCAGGACTGTACAGTTTACTATCGGTTCCACCGGCCACCAGACTAGTGCCTTGCTGGAGGTTAACACTAACGGCAATAATGCTGGATTCGCCGTCTATAACAGCCATATCTACCTGCACAATGCTGGGTCCCCAACTGCTGCTAACATAATCCAGTGGGGTACGAGCACGGTCTTCGGCAAGATCGTTGGCAACTACCTGTCTGGTAACGGCCGTATGGAGTACTTCTCC